AAGAAAGAGCCATTCCAACAGTAAATGGTATAAGTAAGAACCCCGGTAAATACTGCTCTTTTGGCTTCTTTCAGCTAAATGTGTGCGGAGGCGGTGCCGAGGGCATGCTTATTGCTAAAAAATATAAGTTTATGAATGACGATGGTACATGGACCTCCACTGGGCAACAAGATTTTATTACTTTTATTCAAAAAAACAATGGCCAAGAACAATTAAATTATGTTGGCCCAAGGTTGGTGCAACTGGGATTAGATAGGACCACAACCAATCCTTACACTTTTGGTTATGAAATGTGCGTTAAATTTGAGAACCCTGCGAACGCCAAAGAAAAAGGCAAAGAAAGAGGCGCCACTGCTGAAAAGATATTGCGCGACTACCAAGCTGCCAAAGCAGCCCCCGCAAGCAACAACTAATAAGTTTTTGTTTAAAAAAACATAAAGGAATTACACATGGCTGGAAACTTAAAACAAGACGGAAAAGCAATTGACGTACAATGCCTCTCGTTTACAAACGAAGATATTAAAGAGGTTATCGCATCAGGTGAATTTACTGGCCCTTTTCACACACCTTTGGCTGAATGTATTCCGGTTTACGATCAAGCACCATCTGAAACAGTCATGGCTGGTGAAAATAATGCTTTTATGATACTTGGAAGAGACAGACCGTATTCAAACGGCTCCGGCAAAGGTGCGTTTGGTGGTAAGTGTGGCCGTGTCCATCTTATAGCAGGGCTAGCATCTGCCTACAGAGCAAACAATGATGCTTTAGTTACTGGGCCAAATCTAATCACAGATGCAGCCACTGTTTATATTTCTGAAAGATCAAATATTGATGAATATTTTGGACTACCTACCGGAACAAATAGAAGCGCCAATGATCGCTCAGCAGTTGCACTAAAAGCAGACCACATTAGAATTGTTGGGCGAGAGCACGTTAAAATTTATGCCGGTCCATGCTTGAACTCATCAATCAAAAAAGAGACGCTTTCCACTGGTGGGTCACTTGATGCACGTGGAAAAATTGACCTCATAGCAGGAGATTCGGAGAATCTACAGCCAGCAGTAAAGGGAAATGATTTAAAAGAATACCTCGGAACTTTGACTGATATATTGGAAGATGTTGTAGCAGGAATGGCTGACTTGAACAATCGAATGATCAGAATGAACAATGCTCTTCTTTTGCATACACATCCTGTAGGTGGTGTCGGTGTTGGTATTGCCCTTCCAAGTGTCGGAACTCTTCCGTTTGCTATCGGAGCAGACTACCCAAAAGGCTTCAAGGCTTCTCTTAATAACCTTTTAAATCAATTTAATTTGGTCATTCAGGAGATCAATTTTGGTGACTATGAAGATAGGCTTCCAATTTTAGGAAAGAGAAATTATTTATCAGATAGCGTATATATAACATGAGCGAATCAAATCCATCAAAATTCTTAAACAAACAAGAAGATGTCTGTTTACCAACCCAAGAAGCGACTCCTCCTCCAAAGGTGTGCCCAACTTGTATACCTGATCCAAATGCAATCGAGGTGGTGTGGCACCAAAACGAAGAGCCATATCTTGATAGAAGAACGTGCGAATATGTTGTCCGAGTTAATGTTAACAACGAAGGCGATTCTTATGATGTGTCTCAAATTAGAGATTCAGGTAAAAGTCTAAAAGAAATCATTGATTCTTATAAGATAGCAGGAATTTATCAATTGTTGCGATTCTTTGATAAGGAGATATCAAACGATGTAGTGTTCGCTTTTCCTGATAGCCCTCAAAAACTTCAAAGAATGCTTAAGGAAAAGAACGCAACAACCGAACAATTGATTGAGGTTGTAACTCAACAAGTTCAAAACGGAAGTTATGACTCGTACGGTATACAAGAGGCAGTACTTCAAGCTTACAATCTGTCCAATGCCGATGGTTTTAATCCTGAAGGTCTGGAACTCTATGCAAGATCCGACGACTATTGGATTTCTACATATCAATCTCCCAAAGGGGGCGTGCCTATCTGGGTAAAGGTTGTAATACCTGCATTTATATTTGATAGAGTCCCTGCTGAACAATTCGTTGAAGAACCAGAGGATGCCGCAACAATTAAAGAGGTTGTCCTCGACGGTATAAGAGTTAAAGGCCAACTTAGAAGGCTGAAGCGTACCTTGGATGTATACAGCAAATATCAGGCCATGTGGTGGCAAACCGAGAAAGGTAAGTTGGTATTTCAGAAGGATCCCGTTATTGGATCATACAAGAATTCGTTTTATTGCAAAATATATCCAGAAAAATTAGACACGGCTTTGGACGACATTGAGGAACTGATTGAGGCTCAAACTCCATACAAGCTTAGATCGATAGTGACTCCCAAATCTGTTATCAAGATTAAGATTACATTCAAGAGCGAAAACGAAAATAATCCCTATTATATCAAAAAACTAGAAGTTATGGGCAATGATTGTCCAGAGTACGAAAGAATTAGTTTAAATCGATTAAAAAAATCTGATGGCGTTAAATATAAGGCACCGTTCAACAACCCCACCGTGATGGGGTACATAGCACAACTTAACGATATAGAAAGTGATTTAAATTCACGAGAGACCCCTCCGTGGCTTGACTTCTTGGTGCAATATACTTACCCCGAACTCTCTTTGGATTACGGTAATGAGACAGCAGAGACTTCTGTCGTTGAGGCCGGTACTTCAATATTAGGATGCGTTATAGACAATCAGGGTGGAACCGAAGGTCTTCGTGATTTCTTCTTCGACCAAATCATTTCGACATGGGATAGTCTTCAATATAAATGGAACCAGAACGCTTGTAAGATATTAGCCGCTGGAGCAGCCGCCTCCAGAGGAGACGACAAGGCACTCGACAGGCTAGAGAGTGATCTCGCTGATGAAAACTTCAATGCTCAAAACCCAAGTTTGTTTGATGCTCGCCGTGACCATCAAGATTCTTTGGGCAGCGAACGTGTTCAAGAGGGGTTTGATAGTCTCAAAAACTTACAGACAACGATAGACTCCGAGAATGAGAAAATTGTTGGATTTAAAAGAGAAACAGAGTTCTTGATAGGACGTATAAGTTCCCGAATGCAGGATTTCGCAGCTTACGAACTCATACTAAGTTTTGAAAACAAGCCACTTAGGAGCAAACCCGCCGACGCTAGACTTACCGCTAACAATTACGGCATAGATACATTGGATGATATAATCGATGAACTTGAAGAGGTCATTAAAAAAATTGATGAAAGCCAAAATACTATCGATGAATCTCACGCACAAATGGTGTTTTTAGAAAACTCAAACGCTAGAGAAAGAGAACGAAAACAAAATCAAGAACGCAGAAAAGCAACCCGAGAAGCAAGATCGGAAAAACGCGCTGCTCGACGCTCGTGGGAAAGTATCTATGATCAGGCTGACGAGATTGAAAACAAAAGAGATCTACGCAGAGAACAGAGGAAACAAAGAAGAGAAGATCGTCAATTCTTTAAATCTGAGGCGAAAACAAGACGAAGAAACCGAGGTTCGGAAAGAGGCGAAGACCCCTTTGTTCGGGCTGCAAGAGACGCAGTGTTAGAATCTTTTGAATTTGAAGGTTCGCTGATTTCTATATTTCTAACTGAAGAAGAGTTCTCATCTTACGGTTTGGCTGGGTTAAATACCAGTAGACTTGCACGAAAGAAGGGCCTAAGCGCAAAACAGCGTCTTAAAAATTTTATAAGCAACTTTGGTCTTTGCGGATTCACCAAGCTTATTCAGAAAGCAATTCGTTGCTTGATGGCTGGTATGGATCTGGACACGGCTCTACGGACTATCATACGCTCTACTCTTGAGAACATGGCCCCCGGCGGTATGGAAAAGCTTCTTTTGGGCTTGGATCCTCGCAAACAACAAGACATTAAAGATTATGTTGCTAGAACTTTTAGAAACATGCCCGCACCGTGGGAAACAAACTATGATCCGGGAAGAATCGTTACCGATCAAGAAGTACAATTACAACAAAACTCGGCGGTCTCCGATCAATTCAAATCAAAACAAGCACAAGTTGAGGCTAAAAAGTCTGAAATACAACTTATTGAATCATTCTTATCAGAACTAAAAACATATCTTGAAACGACTGCTCGGTTTCTTGGAGATGATAGCTCTGCTCTAAGGCTGCCTGAAGGCATTGTCTTGCAACAAGGATCTCAAGGAAAAGACGTCAGTACACTACAGCTGATGCTTATTGGCTTATACGGGCCACCAATACCAGACGAATTTGAGTGGACTGCTGTAGGTTTTGAAGAAGACGGTAAATTTGGACCTAATACAAAAACAGCAGTTGAATTTTTTCAAGAAAGAAACCTTTTAGAGAAAACAGGAATTGTAGACGCTGCAACCATAGCCGTTCTGAATCCCCCAAAAGACCCCGGCGATCGTATCGATACAGGAGTGATCAACAGGATTACAGCGATTTTGGGCAAGACAGACGAAGAGAGCAGGATTTTAACACAATTCCAGAATCAACTCTTTAGCACCGCTGATTCAAGAGGCGCAGATCTCATTTCCAGTCTACAAAAAGAGATAAGAGATTTAGAAGCAGAATCTACAGCATTGGGTGGAGAACAACTAGATTACTGGAACTCGCTTTCTACTGAGGAGCAAGATCAAATGATTGCTGATGCCAGAAACCAAACTGGTGCAGTAGATATAACCAACCCAGATCAAGTGCAACAGGGATCTATTGGTAAAGCATTAGGCAACGTCCAGAAAGCAGTTTTTGATGCGTATGTTGAGGCATTCATGACTTTGGTCGGAATTCAAGATTTGTTCGCTGCGCTGGACAAAATTCCGGGTGCAAAATTGATCGGACGAATAATTGCTTCTTTTGATTGTCCAAATGTTCACTTTATTTACCCCCCAATTGACTCATTCCTGAGTACGCTCACTTTCCGACAGTGTTTGGATAACGGAAGGTTTGCCTTCCCACGGATTCCAAATTTAGGAAACATCCGCTCTCTACCCAAGATCATATGGGGATTTTTAAAAGAGGCATTCAAAAAAGCCATTGAAGAATTAATAGTCAGGGTTATAACGGCGTTTGTTCTAAAAATACTGTTAACAATCGAGAATGCGCTATGTAAGGCGCTTGAAGCAGTGGGGCAGTTTGCAGCAGAGGCGGTTAAAGGCCCCGAAGCAAACTTTGGCGGCCTGATGAGAGACTTTTTCTGTGGTGATGATGCATCCGACGACGAGATTCAAGACTTTACATCCAGTTTGCTCACATCGATTGGTGTTACTAACAATGAGCTTGATCGATTAGCCAAACAAACAACTCAAAATGATTTGAGAAACAAACATTTACAAATAACTCAAACTATCGCTCGGATATCATCTCGCAGAGAATTGGAACAGCTTATCGTTGCGAATGATGGAGAACAAGACGTAAACACTTTGAGCAGAATATCTTCAACAATCACCCTTCAGTATCCCGAATTTGAAGCGTTCTTTAACACTCCTGAGAAAGTAGCAGCGATATTTTCATCGATTGGTAACTTTTTGACTCCTGACCAGCGACAAGCGGTGAGAGAGAATCTTCAACGTCCCGATGTGGATCTGCCTGTTGATGCAAGCATTTGTTTAACTAACGAACAACTTGAGGATTGGAACAATAAAAGACAAGCACTTCTAACCAACGCTGGTTTAAACCCAGAGGACGCTAAAGACTATGTTGACAAACTGAATGAACAAGCAGAGGATGATTTAGGAGACTTAGCAGATCTCGCTAACCAAGGACCAGAACAGATATTGGGCGATGCAATAAACGATGCTCTGTTTCCAGATACCGGTGGTCGCCTTAAAGACCCATTCTGTGATCCTTCCGCAGGTGGGATTGCACAAATGGAAACTGCGGAATCAGCCGCCGTTGCTGACGAATTGGCTGACGGTGTATTTAGATCATTGTCTCTTGCTTTCTCAAACGACATGATCGGAAAAAGAGACTCGCTTTTGGACAACATTCTTGCTGATACTTGTAACCTTCCCCTCAAACGTCATCAACAAAGAACCAACAATGTGGTATTTCAAATTGACTGGGCCGATTCGCAAGAGGCGTGGGATGCAAAGAAAGAAAGATTTGAACAAACAAAGATCGGCGAGATCTATTTCGGAGCACTTTCCTCTGAGGAGCCCGTTGGTGTATTCCCCGAGACGGTAGGAATCCTTACTAAAGACAAGCTTAATGAAAACGAATTTGATATAAATTACACCTTTGAAACCAAGCGCCGCCCCCAAGTTAAAACAAGGACCGTCAAACAAGTCGGCGATATGAGAGACGTGAAGGTTAAATATAGAACAAAGTACAAAAAGAACCCTGACTTAACTCTCGACTTCTACAACGACAAGGATAGTGGTGTAAGATTTGAGCACGAACTTTGTATGACGTCTTATCAAGATGGAGAAGTCAAGATCGAAAAAGACTTAGGATACAGATCGTTTATTTATTATTACGGCAACGAATACGTCCCAGACCCTGATGATCCAGATGATGACGGCAAGGATATGCCTTACGACAATCTACAATATAGAATAAAGGTAGGTGTGCCCACTGATTTGAGTGGTGGTGCTCTATTAGAAACTCACGGCGGAATCTCAGAGAAGGCTCTTCAAGAATTACAAATCCCTTATCAGGGTGCAATCTTTGCAAGTTATGTAAACTCGATCCTGTCTGGTGCTGGGCATCCATCGTTACCAACGAAGCCTATTGCAAAAGAGTCATATAAAAATTACACCAAATACTTGTATTCTGGAATCATGAAAGGTCTGAACACCAGATTGGATGGAACCCAACCAGAGGGCTATGATTTTGGCTACGAAGCAAACAATCTCACCCCCGATGACTTAATTTATGTTGACCCAGAAGCCACCAGCGATGAAGACACATGGGAGTACACTTACGACAATGAAGAAATGGTCCTCGGCAAGTCAGCCACAGAGAACCCAAGAGTTCACTTTTTAGATCCTTCCATCTACGGAGGCACTTACGTCAATCCTCCAATCTATATTGAGCCACAAAATTTCTCTGGTTGGTTGGGTTTTGCGCAAACCATAGTTCCAGAATTCGATGGTTGTGCTCCGCGACGAACTGACTTCATAGGACTCAGAGAATTAGCAGATAACGTAAGAAAATTAGAGCGTGCAATCCCAATGGACCCAAGACTTAGGGAAGATCCTGATTGTGTAAAACATATACCATTTGATAAAATTTCTGACCCTTCAACGCTTGCTTATTTGGATACCACAATTAAAGCAACAATTAGAATCTATATCACTGAGGCAATGACTAAAACTCTTCCGCTTCTGTCTCACATGAAATATGATAGCAAGAATTACGATTCAGGATTTGAGTCTCTAATTGTTGAGAGGATGCAAGACGGCTTGGATGAAACTGAAGCAAGATTCTCTATTTTTGGTGGAAGAATACAAAATTATAATTATTGGCTTTTGTTCTTAGAGCAAGCAGTACAATCATTGGTCCGCAAAATAGATTTGGGAGAAATTCAATCTAACTCCGAGATCGATGAAGCCCGAAACAAAATAAATAAAGCACAAAGAAACTTTGTTTACCCAAGTAAGGAAGCATTTATTAAGATCCGAGGCACTTCACCGGCCCTTCTAAGATATACACCGCAAGGCCAAGAAGCAAATGCAAGAGGAGAAGGCGGCATCGAAGTAGTCAATCCTTCCAAGATTGAAGAGGAATACCGCAATCAACCAGCGGTCAGACAAATACTGCGCGGACTGTATATCGCTGGTTTTGGATCCTTAGCTAAAATGGGTAACTTTGTTGACCAAGAAGTCGAATTGAGACCTAACTTTTTGACTCTCAATGGAGCTCGTTTTGCTTCAAAGATAAACACCATACACAATGTTCGAGGAGCAGCAAAAACTTTGTTGAAATACTTGGTTAAGAGTGAATTAGAAACAATGTCCGTTGAACTAAATGAGAACTTGAAAAACCCACCATACATCGACAGCTATCACAAATACACATTTGCACTCAGTGACGTCTATGCTGGTACAACTTTAAGATCTGGCCTTACTGAAACAGAGAAACCAATTGTAGATGGTGAGATAAACTACGGTGATGTTCCAAATGTCGGAGAAGCGCAGACATCAACCCTGTTAGCGACCGGTGGATTTTATATTGAAAAATATATTAGAATCGTGGATAAACCTGAAGAGATGGCGGCAACCAGTCCTTTCTGGAACTCCGGTGATAACCCAGAAAGACAAGAGGGCACCACTGTCCCAGCAACATCAATAGTTACTCAGCGCCCCGACAGCCTGAGAGGGGTTTGCAGTATTCCCGAGTTTGGAGCGTACTTTGCTCAATCAAAAGACCAATTTGACGATTCAACAAACATTTCGGATATCTTTGGAGATGCGATTGCAACAACCACATCTTATGAGGGCTCCACTGGATTGAGATTTGGAGTTCGAATTTGCATGGTGTACGATCCGATAATCGGTGCTCAGATTGACCCTTCAAAAATAGACCCTGAAGTAATACAAAGAGAGAAGGCATTTATCACTTCAATCCCAATCGCTTCTTACGAGCAGGATATTCCAGATATTAAATTTAAAGAACTTGAGTTTTCAGACAAAGATCTGGGCCAAGACTTGAAATGCTATATTGATAATCTTGCCGAATCAGAAGAATATTTGTTTGTTATGAATTATGCATTTGGTATTACTAAGTTGCCTTCACTTTCAATGATGTATGTAAATGAATCGTTCATCGAATCAATTGGCGCTGATGTTGAGAGGGATTTGGATAATATTATAGATCGTTTTGACGATGGCTGGAAAGGAGAAATCTTAAGTGATTCTAAAAGAATATGCCGACAGCTTTTCGCATCTTTTTATAGATCAGACGACTTTGAGAAACCAGAACGAGATGACGGGAGGTCATTAAGAGAGATATTAAATCAATTTAAAGAGGGAAGCATCTTCGGTAAAACAGACCCAGCCATGAAATGGTGGCGTCGAAGAAGATTGCGCTCTAGGCCGTATGATAAAAACGGTAATGAGTGCGCTGGTGAGTTTGCGTCACTATTTAAGAACTAGGAGAACAACATGAGTATCAACCCATTTTTCAAAAAAATAGACCAAACGTCTTACACTTCTATTGCTTACGGCCCTTCTTTAGATGGAGTCACCGACCCATTGGACGATATCACAGACCCAAAGGACCAAGTAAAGCAAAACTTTAGAATGTTGTTACTCACCAGACCCGGCGAAAGAATTACGGATTCAAGCTTCGGAATCGGCATCCAGAATTATTTGTTTGAATTGGCTAACACTGCGACCCAGAGTCAAATAAAGACCAGAATCACAAATCAAGTTGCTATCTATATGCCATACATCACAATAAAGGACTTGCGTGTCGGTCTTGCAAGCGCAGATTCTCAAGCGCTGCGCGTAATCATCCAATACTACATTCCTAGTCTGGATGTTCTTGATCAGCAAGATATGGTTTTTCCAACATAATTGTGCTCAATCACTATTTAATTGGTGAGAGGAATGTTATATGGCCAAGAAGAAAATTGTCCCCATCAAATATACGAGTAGGGATTTTGAGTCAATCAAAAATGATTTAGTAGAATACTCCAAAAGATACTACCCAGCACGAGTGAATGATTTCTCAAAAGCTTCCTTTGCTTCGTTGATGCTGGACACCGTTGCTTACGCCGGTGATATATTGTCTTATTATCTGGATTACCAAGCCAATGAGTCTTTCTTGGATACTAGTATTGAATTTGATAACATTCGAAAGCATGCTAACACATTGGGATACAAATTTTCCGGTATTAAGAATTCATATGGAACTGTCGCACTGTTTGTATTAGTTCCAGCTAACTCCGCTGGTACGGCACCAGACACCACTTATTACCCCATAGTTAAGCGCGGAACTGAATTCATGAGTTCTAACGGTGGCGCTTTTATCCTCACTGAGGATGTAAGATTTGATGATGCTTCCAATGAAGTTGTCGCAGCCAAATTTGATTCTGCAACCGGTGCAACCACATTTTTCGCTGTGAGGGCTTATGGGCAGGTCGTTTCGGGTAGATTTGAAACCGTGACTATTGACCTTACCGATGATGCGTTTGTAAGATTTAGAAAAGTTCGAGTTGGCGGCAACAACATAACAGAAGTATTTTCAGTTATAGACACAGAAGGAAACAATTATTTTGAGGTTGATTTCCTATCTCAAGAGGTGGTCTTTATTGATACCACCAATAAGAACGCGGCCACCGACGGTGTACGAAGTATTATGAAGCCATTCGTTGCAACCCGTCGCTTCGTTGTTGAACAAGATGATACTGGTACGTATTTGCAGTTCGGCTTCGGTTCGGAAACAGCAGAAACCACAGGAATCGTGGAGCCCTCCAAAGCAACAATACAAATGTATGGTAAAAGATATATTACAGATCGCTCGTTCGATCCTACGATGCTCCTCAGAACCAATAAACTTGGCTTATCTCCAGACGGAACAAAGTTAACAGTTGTTTACAAAGTTAATGACTTCACCTCAGCCAATGTGCCCGTAAATGCCCTAAACACAGTTGGTAGAAAGATTGTTGAGTTTGACAACCCTGATTCGCTGGTTGCCTCTACAAAACGAACTGTCGAAAACTCTCTTGAAGTAACTAACGACGAGCCAATCTCCGAGGATACCTCTGGGATTTCTAACGAAGAATTGAAGGTTCGAGCCAAGAACCATTACGCTGCACAAAACCGAGCAGTAAGTAAGCAAGATTACGAATCTTTGTGTTACAGCATGCCTCCTAAGTTTGGATCGGTAAAGAGAGCAAACGCTATCAATGACCCAAGTGGAACGAACAGAAGGCTAGCACTATACCTTATCTCAGCCGATAGTAACGGCAAACTAACAACAACCAATTCAGTAACAAAACAAAATCTGAAAAAATGGATCTCAAGCTACAAAATGCTCAATGATGTAATAGACATCTACGATGCTAAGGTCGTTAACTTTGGGATCGACTTTGAGATAAGCGTCACACGAGATTCTAATCCAACCGACGTGACCAATCGTGTAATCAATAAAATCATTGCTGACTATGATTTTGATTTTTATATCGGTGAGCCGATTTATATCTCCGAGATTGCAAACATAATAACCAAAGTCAACGGCGTTTCTGATTTAAAGAAAATAAAAATTTATAATAAAACTGGCGGCCTTTATTCTGCTACATCTATTGATTTTGACGACATCAAATCACGAGATGCTACATTCTATAAAGCACCTAAGAACGCTATTTTTGAATTAAAATACCCGCTCAAAGATATTAAGGGAGTGGCTAGATAATGGCTATTAAAAGATATTTTGCTACAAAAGACAATACAATTACCAATTCGTTTAAAGCGGACTTGGTTACACGAGGTACTGGCTCCAATATGGGTCAGGCAGATATTTTAGAAGTTTTTTCAATATATGGCCAAGCAACAACTTCATCGATTGAATTAGAAAGATTTATAGTACAATTCAACACAACTGATATTAACTCCGATAGAGACGACGGCCTTTTACCTGCATCTGGAAGTTTAAAGTGGTACTTGAAGCTTTTTAATGCTAGAGGATCCACCACTCTCCCAAGAGATTTTACGCTTAATGTACACCCAATTACCGCAACTTGGGAAGAGGGCTTTGGCTTAGACATGGACAATTACACCGATATCACTTATGATGTTGAAGGTTCAAACTGGGTTAAGAGCGCTGGAAATACCTCGTGGACAAGCCAAGGCGGCGCATATCTGGAGACCCCAAATGCAACCGCATCTTTCCCAGTCGGGAACGAGGATATGGTTCTTGATGTAACCACAATGGTTGAAGATTGGCTTGGTGATGCTCCAACTCGTAACAACTACGGCTTTATAGTCAAGTTGCCCCATGCAATTGAAAGCGGCAGCCTTTCTTATTACACTAAGAAGTTCTTTGCAAGAGGGTCCGAATATTTCTTCAAACGACCCGTTCTAGAGGCCCGATGGGACAATCGTATAACCGACAATCGTGGTGATTTCTACCTTTCTTCCTCTTTGGTTCCCGCTGAGGAAAACATCAATACTCTGTACTTGTACAATTTTGTGAGAGGCAAGTTAAGAGATATTCCGGGTCTCGGTGTAAACAAGCACGTATATGTTTCTTTGTTCTCAGGGACTCTTGATAATACGGCCCCAACCGCCAGTGCTTTACAGTTGGTGGTTGACGGGACTCATGTTAAGTCTACAAACAACTTGGTTGTGACCGGTGGTATTGTTTCAACAGGGATTTACTCTGCATCTGTGGCGTTTACCGGATCTTCTACGATGAGCAAACTGTTTGATGTTTGGTTCACTGGAAGTCTGCATGTTTCGTCTGCCGTAGAAGCCACTCTTCAGTTTCACACTGGAAGTATTGACGTCGAAAAATTTGAGGGCTCAAGCTTCTCTGACTCCAGCAAGTATTTCATAAATTTCACGAATTTGCAAGACGGATACTATCCAAAGCAATCTGCGCGTTTCCGCATGTTTGCAAGAAAAAAAGGGTGGTCTCCAAATATTTACACCGTTGCTCAAGCAACCGTACCTACCTTAACTTTTGAAAGTGCATCATACCAAATTAGCCGAGTGGTTGATGATTATATTGTTATACCATACGGCACAGGAAGTATGTATTCCACATTGTTGTCTTATGATGTGTCTGGAAATTATTTTGATCTAGACATGGAGATGTTAGAGCCCGGATTTTCTTACAACATTAATGTATCAATTTATGATGCTGCTGTCGGCTCTTATATTGAGCAACCGTATCACTTTAAATTTAAGGTAAACGAATATGACTATTAGGGATTTATTTAGTAAATCAAAAGTAGCAATTGTCGAAAGCGCTGAAAGCGCAAGTGCCGACTTAGAATCTACCACATATCTTGATACCAGAATACAAGATAACACCACCTTTGTTCCTTTTTTGGACTTTGGGGATCCAAGCCTTTTTGCTAAGTTTGGTTCTGCGGAAAAATACTACACCACTGGTATTGAGAGAGTTTACAATACATATCCTTACGATGGATCTAAGAGTGAAAGACTACAGTTCGAGCTGTCTTCGTCTTACATCGAACAATGGCTCTTCGAGAACAAATACCCAAAAACAACCGGATATGCAATATTCAGTGCCCCCGGCTGGGGTAACCAAGCATCTACAGCCGATGGTTATGGTTTGCCCGTCACCACAGAATACATTACAGCATTCGGCGGTCTTCACACCGCATCTGATGGAATGCTTGAGGGTTCATTATTTAAGAACTTTGATAAATCAATAAAGTATGACTCGGCGAAAAACCGTACACAAAACTTTAGAATCAATCCTTCTGAGGGAACCACCATTGAGTTTTGGCTTAACAAAAAAGCATTCGCTCCGGCCTTAACACAAAAAGAGGTTATCATCGACCTCTGGAACGGAGAGCTATCCTCTTCTTCTGATTATGGCCGTTTGACTCTTTATATGTCTGCATCCGGTGTCGGCGACTCTGGTGCAAACCCATTTAGGGCTACGCTGCAAAAAGGCACACAAGGATTTAGTGATCAAGCGTTAGCCTCCAGCAACCTTACAACTGCTTCGGTTGCAGACTCCAGTTGGCATCATTACGCAGTTTCTTTCCTGTCGGAATCAACAGGTGTTAGAAGTTATTTCTATGTTGACGGAGTTCTGGAGAATGAAACTTCGTTCGGCTCCTTTGGTGTGGATGAACTCACTGGTCGAATCGATGCTCGCATTGGTGCTCTTCAAACATCACCATCTGGTAGTTCAGCATCGGCTGCCGCAGGTAAACTTAGTGGCTCGATGGACGAATTTAGATTCTGGAAAACCCGAAGAACATCAAAACAAATAAATATGAACTGGTTCCAGCCCGTATTTGGAGGGGCCAACACACAAGATAACAACGCCCCGCTCGGATGTTACTACAAGTTCAACGAAGGGATCGTTGGTGATGCATCAACTGATGGTATTGTTTTGGACTTCTCTGGCCGTCTAACCAACGGTATTTGGACTGGTTACGCCGCTTCTCACAGAAACACGGGCTCTTGCTTTGTTTCCTCCTCGGTATTATTTGTTGAGCCCGAGGATCCCATAATCTACAGCGCACATCCAGAAGTGGTTTCTTTGACTTCTGAAATGACGACCAGTGGCTCAAATCACGACTTGGTAAATTCAACTTATCTTTATAACAAGATTCCTCAATTCATCAGAGATGATGATGAGACAACAAATGATTTTGAATTAAAGAATCTGATGCAAATAATGGCTTCTTATTTTGATACCCTTTATGCGCAGACCAGAATCCTTCCAGAATTAACGCAGAAGAATTATCTTTCTTCCTCCAACAAGCCACTTCCTTTCGCAAATCGCCTTTTGGAAAGCAGAGGTTTTGCAACAAGCGAGCTTTTTGTAGACACCGATATCTTAGAGTTTTACAACAACAACGATATGAACAACCTGAAGTATCAACAAAACGTCGATACAATAAAGAACTTGATCTATCACAACATCTATAATAACTTAGATTACATAATGAAATCAAAGGGTACCGAGAAATCGATGAGAAATCTTCTCCGGTGTTTTGGTATCGATGACGAACTTGTAAAGCTAAACTTGTATACTGATGGAGGAACTCACTATTTTAACGATGTATTCAAAAATTCATCAATCACGAAGAAATACATAGACTTTAACAACCCGATTTATTTTGATTCAACCATTTATCAAACATCTTCTGTGAACAACGCAAATGTTTATATTTCCGGCTCAGGCATGGGCGGAGCCGCCCAAAAGCTTGAGAGATACAATGCTTTTACGTTCGAGATCGATGCTTACATCCCAGAAAAGATAGATATAGCCGATGAGGCGTTCTTTGATACTCCGTTTATCTCCTCGTCTATCGGTGGTTTCCACCAACCTGCAACAGAGGTCGCGGGTAAGCAATATCACTGGTCTAGCGAAAACAATATCGCTAACCTTCAAATATACCTCGTTAAAGACAAAATTAACTCCGAGAGAGCAAAGTTTTTAATAACCAACGAACATGGTAGCGTATTCCTCACTTCATCTTTTTATGATGATATTTATAGCAATAATAGATGGAATTTGAGCGTAAGGGTTGCTCCGGATCAATACGGAGTCATTGGTTCTGTTAGTACTGGTTCAAATCCAAATTACGAATTAACCTTTTACGGCTTGAATTATCAATTTGGCGAGGTGAGAGACGAATTTAAATTAACCGCCTCTTTGAACTTTGCATCAGGCTCCTCATACATTTGTAATCCTAAGACAGTTTACGCGGGAGCCCATCGAGAGAACTTTACCGGCTCTGTTCTTACAAAGACAGATGTCCAGATCGGTGGATGTCGATATTGGTTTGATAAGCTTTCAGACGCAGATCTCAAAGCCCACGGCATGGATGTGACCAGCATCGGTGTAGACAACGCCACACGAAACGGCACAATGTTTACTTATACGCTTGAAGGCGTCCAGCTACCCCGTGCCGATATGTTAGCCTTATCATGGGACTTCGACACTGTAACAACCTCAGACACCAACGGCAATTTTGATGTTTTTGACCTGACTTCCGGATCCACTTCTGCCGTGTATGGTTGGATTGATAATATTGTCGAGAGAGACCATCCTGCTATTGGTGCAAACTTTGGAACTTCAACCACCGCTTTTGTTGATAACGAATTGATTTACAACTCCAAGAAAGAGTTGCCCGAGATCTCAGTCGCTTCAAACATGATCAACATTAAAGGCGATAATGAAATATTCTTTATCAAAGATGATGATGTTTCTGATAATTTTTATTCTCTTGAAAAGAGTATGTACCAAGTCGTCTCTGAAGAGATGCTTTCCATGTTTGCCTCTGCTGTTGAATTTAACAACTTGATCGGTGAAGCAGTAGACAGATATCGTCCTCGTTACAAGAATCTTGAATTCATGAGACAGATCTTCTTTGAAAAGGTTGAATCTGATCTAGACTTTGACAAGTTTACAAATTATTACAAATGGATCGACTCCTCCATCTCCGAGATGATGAACCAACTTTATCCGTTCTCGGCGCGACATTCTGACTCAATTGCAGATGTAGTTGAGAGCCACATCCTTGAAAGAAACAAATACCAGAACAAATTCCCTCTTACGACTCGCTTGGCTTCAACCGAAGGCTCAATGCACGGCGTTGCAGAGCTTGATTATAGTTGGAAGTTTGGCCACGCTCCGGTTGGTCTTGCTGAGGATGAAAACTGCCTCTGGAACAAAGAGCGCAAAGAACGAGACATCGGAGACAGACAATTAATTTTAAATGCTCTGAACAATTACAATGATGTTGTGCAAGGCCCACTGTTAGCCGAAGCTGATGGAACAATGTATAGCGGATCGACTTTCGCTATCAACCGATTGACGAAACCATACAAGGTAGACATAGGCTTTAATGACTCAGTTCATGGCGGCACAAATTATTCAAAAATTAAAGACAGAGACTTTGTGTACAATGCAACGTATATCCATGGTCCAGTAACAAAATTCACGTCGCTACAAGCTGGTGGTATTCCCCAGAACGTTATGGTTATGGGTCTCGGAGAAGGACAAAGCGTTGATAGTTTTATTGATTGTGATGACGAATTTGTTCCAAATGAAAAGAGAAAATATAGATTTACTGCAACCGTCGGTCGTTTTACTGAAGGTTTCGGGAACAATCCACGACAAGGTGCTGAATACATCAGCAAAGTTAAAGGAGAGGCTTATTGGCCATCAAATATAGTTTCTGGAAATGTTGAAGGTGGTTATCATGATTTGGTTACAACAAAGTTCAAAAGCGGCTCTATTATAACAAATTTACACTCGGATACTTTCTCTCCCGAAAACGAAATCGGTTTACAATCGCCTTTTACAAATGCATGGGTTGGAGGTCATCAATCTCGTCATGTTAATTTGAATAAATCAAGCAGCATCAATCCTTTAATGAACGGCCTCAATGATCAATATTCTCGACCTGAAGCATGGCGTCTTTTACTTAAAGAATGCGCCAATGATCCAACTCAGACAAGTGGATCTATCTCTGGTTCAAACGACGGGGCAATGGGTTTTGTCGGTCCTGATTATGGTGGCCCTTATCCTGATTACACAAGAAAATACGCCGTCCGTTATCGCGAGGAAAGAGTCAAAAGACCAGTTAACCTTAGAAATATCCAAAGCACTACTGCTTCTGCCGTTCTTGGTAATTACAGCAAAAACTATGAGATCATAAGTTCATTTGGTATGCAAGGCAATAGCCCAGTGCTCAAAGATGCGACCGGTTCATTATTGCCTTCAGCTATCGGAGCTATCTTACCTAAGACGACCAATTATCAGACCTTAATAGGTCAAGCGCCTTTTGTATCTGGAAATGTTTTTGGAACATATCAAAATAATAGACAACCCGATACTGGGTCTTTAATCATCAGAGATGATGTTATTGGTAAAACTGCAACTCAAGGAGCAGCCTTTAAGGCCCCTGCTCACGATGTTGTCGGTACTGGTTCAATCTTGAGCGTTCCCAACGCTGCGGGAGGAACATCCACTTTTGAAATCGATGCTGCTGGATCAGACTTTACAGTAAATACTAACGGCAGCGATACAAATTTCTTTAATAATTTGCAGACTGCTTTAGTATCAACCTCTGGATTGTATAGCGCTGCCCCATATGCAGTTAGCGGAGGCGCAACTGATAATGTTTTGCAAATATATAGTCCGCTCGCTGCTGCTGCTCGCCAACCCGCTATGGGAGTCCAGAGCCCACATCTTTTAACTAACGCTACCAATGACGGAACTTTTTATTGGGCTGGCTGGATTTGGTATCCATCAACAGCCACAGGTTTAGAAAGATATCTTTGGACAGTTCGCGATACGGACCTCGGCGTGGAAAAAGTGGGTATGTATATTGCTAGTAATGGTAACACGCTGCATATTTTCCGTAACGCATCTGGAGGAAGTGGAAAGCAGTGGATATACAACGCTGGTTCAAACTTTGATGATGTTTACGCTAATCAATGGATTCATCTTGCGGTGAATTTTAAAACATCTTCTGTCGCAGCGGAAAATTCTGTGACTTTGTACGTCAACGGTGTCTCAGCATCTTTCCGTCAATCACCGTCTGTTCCGTACGATTTTCACTCTTGTTCGGTTGGTAGTACATTTGATATTTTCAACGACGGCGCTGGAGGAAACACATCTGAGAGAAAACAGTTTTCCGGTTCAGTATCGGAGTGGGTATTTGGAACGGGCTCTCTTAGCGCCACTGATGCTTCAAGATTATACAATCATGGATATATTTCAGATGTCCCTTATAGTGCGTCAAACATTATTGCTAATTGGTCGTTTGGTAATAGTGGTTCATTCGGAACAGATAATATAACAAGACCCGGTGGAAAGTTTTTTAACCAATTAACTGAGAAATATTTTATCACATCATCAAACGCGATAACAAATTATGAGCCCGGAGTATTCACGATCACGAGTACAGCCCCAGATGCAACAGCAAACCTGAAAACAATGAAAGTGGCCACATTCGGCCTTACAGCCTCTTCTGAAGATGCCGACTTCAATGGTACTCCATCTGCGACAGGCGATACAATTTACGTCAATATGACGGCACACAATGATCCATTTTTCACTTTCGCTGCGCTTTCAGGTGGTGTGACCCCTGTGACCGGTGACGTTAGGACAGCAAGAGATAATGTTATTGAAATACAAAGAGATGATTTAACTTCCTCAGATTCGATTATTGTAACTAGGTTTTCGGCCCCCGGCGGTCCCGAGATTAATACAAGAGGTTATTTGGACATCGGCTCCCAAGAATTCTCTGCTTACAATGCTCTTCCGTTTAGAAATCTAACTATAAGAGGCTCAGGCTCAGGGGAAGCAACAACAATCCGAGCAAACAGCCAAGCTTCAAGAAGAGAAGGTTTACAGACTCACTTGAGAAGACATTCTGGACGATTTGGAGTTGATTCGGTGTACGGCTATGTAACTAACACTTACATTGTCGGAGATGCCTCATTCGAGAAAACAAATAGAAACACAAGAGTTGTTGTAGAAACAAATTCACTAGTCATCACCGATACTTTTGATAACGGCAACACAACTCGCCCAGTGCCTTCACAAGATTATGGGTATTCTTGGGTAACTGCCTCACTTGGAGAAGCAATGTCTGTAAGAACAGCGAAACAACAATTAGCTTTTGGCTATTGGCCAGTTGATGGAATACTTAGTGCATCAGCAGATGTAAATTGGAGAAACAATGGATTTGATTCGGCAGTCCAGTTCCCAACAGCATCATTTGGAAATGGATTAGTAGGAGTGTATTCGTAATGTCTCAATTTGTAGATCTTGTTGGTTTAAATACCTTTATTTATGAAGCGAACGGGTATATACCTGAAAGAATTAGCTCAAACGGTGCGTTCCTTGAATATGTTACTGGAGACGGTATAGCATATAAACTTGGCTCCGTATCAACACAATTAGGATATGCTGTAACTCTTAATAATCATATTGGATCTTACGGCTTCTCTCAGCCAAATACCTACCCGTCAGGAAACACTACAACTCAAATTTTTCAGTATATTGATATTAACCAATTACAAAACCACAAATTTCCTCTGTTTCTTTCAGCCAGCTTGGTCCCCGGAATCCCATCATCCGCTTCTTATTTCCCAGCGTTGATGTTAAAAAGAAACGGTCCTTATGGGCACCCAATGTTTAAACAGATTCGTGTGCATGAGAATCCTCTCACCCGCAGACAAAGAAAGGAAAACATTTTTACTATTGTAGAGATGCCGTCAGATGAGATTATAAAAACATTTGGCTCAAACAGACAAACAAAAATAATTCGGTCTCGATATGGAAACATTATCGGCTACAGAGAAGCCCCTTTGACCTCAAAATACAAACCACTAGATTGGCTTGTGGGTTTATCCCCAGATAATGAAAGAATAGACAACCAGACGGAATTGACTGTTGATAACATTGAAAGAGTTGTAATGAGAAATTCTTTTGGTAATGATATAAATTTCTTTGCTAATACCGATCTAAACAATCGCTTGGGCCTTGAGGTCCTAAAGGATGAAGATTACGAAAAGATAACTAATCTTTATTTAGACGGTGGCTTGGATTCAGATGGAAGCCCCATTTCAACTTTTGAGTTTTTAAAATACTCAGAGACCATTTTTCCTCGTGAGACCAATGCATATCGAAAGATCGCTCGAAAACGATTTAACTTTGTGAACGGTTTCTGGAGAGACGCCCGCTCAGACAGATCAGTAATCCCAACCAATATTTTTGATTTTAAATTTGAAGTCAGAACTAACACTGCTTTAGGCTCAACGCATTTACCAAGTATATGGCCGCTTGATGCTGATGTAGAATTTGCAACCAAAACAAGATCAACCATATCAGCTTTTTCAGTTGCTTATCTTGGTAGTAGGCAAACTGACGATGGCGCTGGAACTAGTCCAAACTATATTTCTGGTGGTGCCGGTATTTTACAAAATCAATACTCTCATTTTTCACCCGTTGCTTTAACTAATCAATTGTATGTTGGATCTCTTATGAAACCTGCTCCTGTATACAACAGACGCCACGGCATGGGCGATATCTCTTCTGCTACGAACCAAAGGCTCGTAACCAGTTCCGTGGTTGCCCCAGATGGTATTGTAATTCCAGAGACTGGTAGTAGTTATCTGGGCGGCGTAGGAGTGGGTGCTCCATTCCAAGGTCAAGCCCTTTGGGAAGCAGGAGTCCAATCCGGCAAAAACCCATTTGATTCCTCGTATGGTGTGTGGTACGAAAATTTGAGACTTAAGGCAAAAGATTACTCTGTTGTCCCAGAATTTACAATATCCAGCTTTGTTCCCACGATCGAGGTATCAGGTGCTCTTAAATTTATTGATAATATGTTTGAAGTGACTGGCGGTTCGAGTGGAGAGACAAATGCATTTGATCCGACTGCGGTGTTTTTTGGTAACGACTCTTCAGAAACTAAATTTTATGAGACTTACTCAACAAGTGATTTTATGAAACATTTTGCAAAGATCAAAAAAGATCACACAAATTTTGTTGAACCATCAAAGATCACTCTTACTTGTAAGGCATTCAAAAAGTTCTTAGCGTATGATTCATTCTACCCAGCGCTTAGAACAGTTGATATCGCTCAACAGTTTTCAAGCTCGTACTCCGAATACATAACAGCGACAAGTAGTTTGAACCCAGTCCCCGGCACCGATAACGCTTCATACATCCACGCTCAGAAGTTACAAAACCTGTTAGTTCCTTTGTTATCACCCGGCATTTTGTTTAATTCAATCAAAGCTGGCGTTGCCTGTGATTACCCGCTTATGACCGGTTCTCTTGCAACAAGAACAAACACCGCCTTTGGCGCATACACAGTTATATCCGGCGCTTTTTACGACACCAGAATCCCATTCGAGGCACTGTATCAACCAGAGGCATATCTATCGAATACAGACTTGATATGTAATGAACCATCGTCTTTTGCAAACACAAAGATAAATTCTGTTTGGACAGGTCAGGGCGATAATTTATACAAAAAAATGATGAACAACTTCTTGGCTGAAACAGTTGAGTTCTTTTTAGAAGATAGTTCCCTGACCTCTATTGTGTCTGCAAAACAATCAAATTCAAAATTTGGTAACGCTGTTGCGGGAAAAAGCTATGGAATGAGAGTTAAGTTAGGCAAAACGCTTGACGGCAATAAAGCACTCTTTGCTGGTGAAAAAGGAAACTATTCCCCACCAAATACTTACATCACCGGCGGTGCCTTAGCAGTTGATATCACAAGCCCCAGAGAAAACATAACAATGTACTCTAGACCATCTGCGTTTGGTCCCCCGACAGACGGCTTTGGTTCTAAAACTGAACAAAATGCAACCAATGGCTCCATTGGCGGACACTATTTTCCATACACTCCGCCTTACTATGATGGAGAGGCATGGTGCGATATCATATTTACCGCCGCCGAAACAAAGAAATATACTTTGCGTGAAATTATAGACAGTTCTCAATACAGATTAATACGTGTCGATCCTATGTCGGCAGGATCTAGTTCTGTTTTTATAAACACAATGGAACTACTCGAAGAGACTCAAGCAGGGATGCAAGCCACAAAATTTACAAGACAGTTTGGAAACGACGCCTCGTTCTTTATTGATAGTAAAGATATTGGTTTATTCACAGACTCGGACTTAGATTATAAACACCTTCATTCTCCGATCAACATTAACGCAATGAATATTAACTCCTCTGTTAATTTAGCAGGTCAAGGGGTATTGGACGGTGGTAACGTCCGGCTCACATCCTTTAGCGATGGAGACCCAGACGCAAGATGGGTTATACAAACAAAATTCGAGTGCCCAATTTTAAATTTCAAAGATGTAGACGTTACAATAAACACTACCGAGAAAGGCGGAAACTCACAAACCCCTCGCGGAATGTGGCATCAATATGGGTCTATTCCTGCGGATGACGAATCCATATTCTTGGAGATAGAAAATATTCCACGAAACTGGAATTACAATTACTATGATCTGGATAAAACGGAAACCCAAAATACTGGTTCTTTGATGAAATTATGTGGATTCTCCACAGAAAGAAAAAGACTTGGTGCAATTGCTGATAAAAAAATAATAAAAGAAGCAGTGGTTGCTGTTCCTTATACTGAGGTTGATGGAACCAAAAGGTTTTACTCAATTGGTAAAGATCAGGTGTTTAACGCCAAAAAGTTTTTAGAATCTCAGAGACTTGAAACCGATGGTGGACAACCAGCTGGAACCTTTGCACCGTCTTCATTTTACCGTGAACAAACCGTAGACACTATCATTAATACAGTTATAGCAATGGAAGAATATGTTTTCCCTCCTACGATGGACTTTGTTCATTTTGACGATAAGGTTGATCCCTTCGCGATGTACATCTTTGAATTTTCACATACGCTGGATCAGGATGATATCAAAGATATATGGCAGAACCTGCCTCCAAAGATAGCTGAAAGTTTTGAGGAATCACAATCAACAATTGAACACCCTCTTTTTGCAAAACAGTTTTTATCAACATTTGATGCTGAAGAGATAGGAAATCCCCCAACTGGTGGCGTTCTTAATGAAAAGATTAGGTGGATGGTTTTCAAAGTCAAACAAAGGGCCTCTAAACAATACGCAGCACAAGATGTAACTCAACGCATCTCAAGATCAGAATCGAAAAGAAACAGGCTGTTCCCCAACAAAGCCGCTCAAAAAGCAGAGGCAATAGAAAACTTGCTTTCATATAACTGGCCTTATGATTTCTTTTCTTTAGTTGAGTTAGTCAAGATCGATTCAGAGATAACATTTTCCGACGTCTCTTCTGATAATCCAAATGCCCCTGCACCAAAAGGGAGCCCCAAGAAAGACAAATCTGAAAGAACGATGCAGAGAAATCCCACACGCTCCGACGCACCGTCGGCGCAAGCAACTCCTCCAACTCTTCCAATGGCTCAAGCAGCAGAGGGAACACCAGCCCAAGGCCAAGCTTCATTGCCTGAAGGCGCAGGTCCTGATAGTGGGAGGAGCAGATAATGTCGTTTTTTGATAAGAAAGAAGAAGTTATATCAATTGAGTTAACTCCTTATGGAAGACACCTGCTGTCTTTGGGAAAACTTAAGCCGACTTATTACGCATTTTATGACGATGATGTTTTGTATAATGTTGAAGCCGCCGGTTATTCTGAGACAAGCGCTGAGATAAAAACTAGAATTTTAGATCAAACACCTTACATGAAACCCACAGTTATGTTTCAAGGTTTGGATGATACAGTTCAGAGATCAGAGCTTTACTTAGAAACAGAAAACATACGATACCCGTCAACAACTAACAAGCTCTATTATCTCCAGAACCCTTTGGGAACGTGCAAAGAGACTTCAACAGAGTCACCAGCGTTCAAAGCGACATTTCTTCTTAACTCTAGTTCTGCTGGTGCTAAGTTTCAAGAGAACACTACTTTGCCTTTAGAGCAAATCCCTCAAATCGAGGTGGATTACGATTTCACAGTTTCGGTCAAAAACACCAACAAACAAGCGAGCGAAGAATTTGTAAGCAACGTCCCTCCGGAGTTTAGGTCTAAAATCTTCCCAGATGGAACGTATTTCAACATTGATGACGACAACATGATAGTCCAATTACTAGAGGAGAACGGCTTTTCTTTATCCGACAGTTTTGAAATCGAGGTATTCAAAGTTGATGAAATAGATTCAGAACAAATGACCCAACTGAAGTTTTTACCAAAACAACAAAAGATTGTTAATGATTATATCATTGACGATAGTGATCTCGGGGGCTCGATAGAAGTAACTCCTGAGTTTGTGGAATACTACTTTAATTTATATGTGGATAACGAAATTTCCATCTCAGACTTATGCAAAGGTGTTAAATCTTTAGATGCACAAGATATTTATATTGATCTTGAAGTAAATTGTCCTGATGTGGTAGATCCGGGCACACCGAATATTTACAGAACAAGAATTAAGAAATCTGATTTGGAGGTTTGTGATGACTGATTTTTTGGTAGGCAACGGTAATCTTCCCAATGTATATTTTAATTCAATTAAAATATTTGATGGGAACAATGTTGAGGGAGCAGAAAAATCGATAGTTGTAAAGATCTCGCTCTCAGTTAAAGACAAAAAGATTAACGGCAACTTTCAATGGTCGGATAATCCAATCATGACTGAGTATCTGGTCATAAACCTTTTGCAATCAACAAGCCAGCCATTCAGTGATCTAATAACAAATGGACAATACACTCTTTCAAAATCGGATTACAAAAAGTCTAATTTGTATTCTTCCAGAGATGTAAGTGTTGTAACTAAAAAGCTAAACTTGTATAACCCTGATCAAATAATAATGGAAGGGATGGACGACAATAACAATGAAACATATGGCTTTTATTATGACTTTGAGTTTGTTGTAAAGCAAAACAAAGCAATTAATTTAACGTATTTTGCAAATGTTTCCCCCAATATCACTGATTTAGCCGCAGACTATAGTGCAGACTTTTCCTCTGACTTGCTTTCCTTGTATCAAGGCCCTGTGAGTTCAGAAGTTGTGTTCTCAAACTCGGAGATACAAAAGCAAACAAACAAAATACTGTTGCCCGATGGTACACAATATTCAGGACCAGTTCACTTTCATGAGCCCACCGGTTATATGGTCGGCCCCTTCCACACAAAACGTCCTCACTCAACTTTGTTAGTCTCGCAAATAGATAATAAAAAGATTAAAGATTTAAGAAACCCACAACAAAACAGCAAAATGCTCAATACCCAAACAGGTCTTAAATCTCTTGTCGTGGATGGGTATACCACAAATGACGAAGAAGGTCGAGTGAAAAAACTTTACTTTATTAACTATGATGCAATATTTTCACAAAAGACTAAATTTGGAAATCTTCTTAAACAATTGGATCCTGATGTTTATGCTGAGGTTCTTGCAAATTTTAAAATCAAAAAACTCACATTTAAACGATCACAGATAAGAATTAGAAAGAAAACCAATCCATACGCCAAAAGCAAAGAGATTGCCGAGGTCATACCCTCAACCAGCGTGATTCTGGGCACAACAAAAGATCTGGAACCATATAATCTGTCTTCATCGGTAAGCAACCTTTCTACAATCAAAGAGGTGCCCCCAAATGATAATAAGATAAGATTTATAAGTTTTACCGATAATCAAGCAAAAGACCTATATACCGGCAAATTTACTTATAGATTGTCTGTCGAGATGATCGACAATACAGTTGATTATTTAAATTCAAAGTACTCAGAGTATTCCAGCGATATAAAATCACTTGAATCTTATTATTTAAGGGGATCAAAACGATCAAGCTATGACTCAATCCGTCAAGAGTTCTTACCTGAGTTTCAAACATCTGAGGACTCGTTGTATGACTTGCAAAATCTAGCCTCAGCTATAAACGTTCCTTGGGTAATCGGAGTTGAGAACTATGGTTCGCTTTATAAATTTTTAAATAATGTGACTGATGAGGACATGGATGCAATTAAAGAATCCATCTTTAACTCAATTAATCCCAAAACTGGAAGTCCGGATGGTATTCTATTGTTTATCGAGAACTATAAAACATTACTAGAGGAATTTGCCTTTAAGTTTGACCTCAATAAAATATTCCAAGGGACTACAAAAAAAGTTGCCCCTATGTCTAAAAATCCGATCTTGAACAACTTGATCAAAATAGAGTATTCAAATTTAGAATTCGTTGATTTTTCAGAAACCCGAGTGGGATACAGAGTGATGCCCGAGAACACTGAGAAAGACGACTTCTCAACCATCACGTTATCTGACTACAGAAGACGAGAACAAGAAGAGAGAGATAGATTTTTCCAAGGCTCTCCCTCTTTGAATAATCAAGAATCTCGGAACATCTCCAGAGCCCAACGAGACGCTTTCAAGGACATCGGTACCTCGGCCCCTTCGTTCATGAGCCCTTTATCAATTATAAATAAAGGCAAAAAGATTGATCTTTCCAGAGCAGCCCGCGCTGATTCCAAAGAACTTAACAAAATGGTAAACAAAATCAACCGCTCAAAGAGAAAGAAGAAAAAGTATTTATCAAAAAGGGTCAAGTTTCTAAGACCAGTCAGCACCAAATCTGTGGATCCCAAACCTAAAAGACAACCAGATCCTGATGTAAGAGACTATCTTGGCCAAACAACAAAGATGTATTCAATTAACGAGCAGTTTGAGTTGCAAGATATGAATGCTAAAGATACAATCAAGACAGAAGAAAAAATCAAATCCTCTCTTAACAGAAAACTAAAGAAAAAGATCACTAGAAATTTTGATCTAACGAAAGAAAACAACGTTATCTTTAAAAAGATGAGAAGAAAAAATGTCGATATGGAAAGACAATTGAGAGATATGCCGATGCATGTTAAGGCTGTTGTTGCTTCAAGGTCAGACACATGTAAAACAAATTTCTTAGATTCTCCCGTTGATGTCTTAGAATCGGATGAAACCGATAACAAGTTTTTGATGACTCACTTTTTGGTGCAAGAAATGATGTACTTGGAGGGATTCCAACGAGATAAAGACGGCGATCCAATGATCACGGGACCAATATGGAAACGAATAGATAACGACGTTGTAAAAACAACTAACAAAAGATCAGTCATTTGCAAGATGATTAATTATGTTGACGCAGAGTTAGAACTCGATATACCAGACGAAATACGACTACCCGTGTTTGATTCTATTTTTACTATTGAGAACGACACCAATATCTTGCCCTCGCCTCCACAAGATAAGAGCTCTCAGTTGTTGATATCATACAATAACAACTCCACTGTTAATTACGATTATTGCACGAGCAACATTATTGTACAATCCGAGAAGCAAAATGGTTTCTTAAATAACTCGACAACCACACAGAGCGAAACAACAATCGCAGTCGCTGACGGTGCTCAGCAGACAACAGTGGTGTCTACCTCATCACCAATTACATCCCCATCGGCACCATCAAGTGGTAGGAGCTATTAATGAGAGCGATTAACAAACTGGCCATCAAGGACTCAAATTATTCAGATTATGTTCAGAATAATGCAACTTCAGTCGTAGCTGTTGTAAATACTCGACAAGAGAATGATACTTTTGAAGAGATTAATGTTGTTGATAAAAAACTAAACATAACATACAATTCAACAGAATTTCAAGAAAACCAAACTAACGGTGGTTATTTGGAAACAATTACTTTAACTTCGTTGCCCGGAGGCTATAACAACTTCAATGAATTTAAAACAGAGATAGACGAAATCTTAGACACGACTCACTTGAATCACTTAACTTCTTTGTTGGTGCCTCAACGCACTCAGTTAAACAACAATGCTGAATTTGTCTACTCTGCACAGTCCACGTACAATTACTACGCCAAAGGCTATGAAGAACAAACTACAGCAGTCACAGAGAAAGAGATTCCGAATTATTACATTGAAAGCGGAGATGCAAATTCAGATTTGAAAGTATTTAATGTTTCAAACTTCAATGAAGAGCTTTTTAAATCCGTGGGCGTTGATCGATCTTTAACGGTTCCAGCAACAGCCAGAGTAAGAGAGTCCAATATTATCTTTGACGGTGTTAATACGATACTGTCTAAAGTTGAGGGCTTTCCATTCTTTAATACAATAGAGATGAGCACATATGCTGCCGGAGATATCACAAACTTTATTAACGACTCGGGATTGTTTGTAGAGTTGACTGACTTCTATATTTCTGGAAATCCAGCGACTACAACAGACTTCGATTTGTTAGATTCAAAAAACGCGGTCCAAGTTCAAAGACAAGTCACAACTGAGATATTTTCTTTTAATGATTTCATCACCGACAAGGATTACACATTAGGTAATCAGGAAATAAGCACTGTTATTTCGGACACCCCAGTCCCTGATATAAATGATATGTTCGGTAACTTTTCAAAAGTATTGCTGAATGGTATCTTCAGAAACTCAGTTAGAAACAATTTAAGAACAATTCAAGAGGTTTTAGAAAACAGAGTTTGCTACAACGAAGTTCTTTTCTATCGTGTAGACAAGTACGTCGGGTCTTTCTTGGGACAACCGGTTCAAACATTCTGGTTTGCAAACAAAAATGAAGCACTTCAATATTGCGACACTCAAGTCAAATATGGAACAGTATACGCTTACGATGTTTCGGCATACAGCCTTGTCTTGGGCAATAGCTATTCTTACTCTGATCCAACTTATGCCGAAAGAGACGGGCAGTTTTATGCTGATTTGACTGTAAACAACTTCTGCTCTGCGCAATTGGTGAGGATCCCACTGCTTCAATTTAGTATTGCTTCGATTCAAAATCCTCCGCTTCGTCCTCATGTTGACTTTTCAACCAAAATGAACGCTGAGAATAATATCAAAATAACATTGGGCCATAACCTTGGCGAAGAGTTAGCAGCCTTTATCCCAATCACGAGTCAAGATTCTCAACAAGAAGCCTTGATGACTTTAGTTCAATACAACTATAGTGGTGGAGAAAACTTAAAATACTTTAAGTCAGACGGAACAGCACAATATTTTGAAGTCTTTCGGACAACTGATCCGCCTCAACAACCAGAGAGCTTTGTTGGAAACAAAATTGCTGATGCAAAACAGTTCTTTTCAAATTCAAGAGAATCTTCGTCTCATATCTCTATCAACGATTTTGTTCTCCCAAATGTAAAATATTATTATATGTTCAGAGCAGTCAATGTTCATAATCATGTGAGCAACCCTACCACTGTTTATGAGCTTGTTTTAACTCAGGATGCAGACGACTCAAAGGTTACCGTTGTTGAATATGAGTACCCAAAACAGATTAAATTTAACAATTCTAAATCATTCAATTCTTTGCTACAAGTCCAGCCAACACTGGATCAGACGATTTTTATGAACAACCAGCCCGCGATAGTTAATGCCGATTCTGCGAAGACAGAACTAAATAATATAACTTTGGGTGACGCACAAGAACAAATTTGGGGAAGAGTATTTAAGATAAGGTGTAGGTCTACCACAACAGGTCGTAAAATAGATTTCAATGTGAGATTTAACTTAAAAAAGGTGAATTCACAGGACAATTTCGAATAGTTTGTGATAAAACACTATTTACTATGATATAACACAAGTGAGGAATATTAATGGGTTTTTTAGATAACAGTGGCGATATTATTTTGGATGTTGTACTTACCGATTTGGGAAGACAACGACTCGCCAAAGGTGACGGTTCTTTCAATATTACCAAGTTTGCACTCTCAGATGATGAGATCGATTACAGTTTATATAACAAAAACCACCCAAGTGGTAGTTCATATTATGATTTGGAGATCTTGCAGACTCCTGTATTCGAAGCATTCACCGACAACGCCGGTTCCGTAAAGAATAAACTGCTTACTTTCGAGAATCCTAACTTGTTGTTTCTCCCAGTTTTAAAACTGAATCAAGCATTTCCCGGAACTTCTATGCATTCATCCGGATCTTTCATAATTGCAGTTGATAGAAACACAGAAGACAACACTTCGACCACTTCACCAGCAACTTCGATTGGTACAACTAGTGATGGTAAAGTAGTGGCTGGTGTTATATTCGGCGAATCTCTGGGTGCTGGAGCACAGTCTGTAAATTATGTAAGACTAGACCAAGGCTTAGATACAACACAAGTATCAGCCAAGAAGCGTTTAGATCCCGACTTAGTTGAGACAGAATACATGGTCCAAATTGATAACAGACTTGGAAGCATTGTTAGTTTTGATGGCGTTAATAAAGCGGTTCCTGACTACATTGATGATGATAATATAGCATATTATACATTTTCTTTGGGAACCGATCAGCAATATGTATTGACCAACACAGTAACTGAGGACTCAGCAACAGAAACAATTAAAGGCCCACGAGGTACTTATCTACAATTTTCTATTGCTTCTTCTCTAGAGTTAAACACCAGCACTTATCTATTTGACCAATTGGGATCGACTGCTGGTTTGGATAACGCTGCGGGCACTTCTACTGTTGTAAAATTAATTGATTCGACAATAAAAGTCTCAGGCATGACTACTGGATATTCAGTGGATATTCCAGCAAGATTTGTAAAAGTATAGGATTAAAAAATGGCAAGTTCATTCAAGCAAATTAAACCAAGCGATAGGGTTTCTACACGGACTCTTCTTCATGAAGCAATCCCTTTGACCGGTACAATTGTATCAGGTACATATTCAGACGAAAATATTAAAAACTACTCTCATGGTATGTTTCAATCAGTTTATGATTATCCATACTTAAGTTCATCTGCTAACCATATCTTTGATATTACAGCGGGTTACGCAAATGGTAGTGTTTTGTCCGGCTCATCCAATGATCAAAATGCGAAAAAAATTAACATTTACACTGAGATGTCTCAAATGTTGGTTGGCTACGATGTTACCGGATCAGTTTTGGACTTTGACGAGGACGGTAATCTTCTCGCCGGTGGCGCAAAGCTTAAAGAATGTGTATTTGTAAACTTCTCTCGCCTTCTTTACAAAGACGAAATTAAGAAAGGCACCTTCTCTTTAGAGCTGGGTATGAGTAGTTCTTACTCTGAAAACGGAAATGTGATGTACGACCGACTGTTGGTTACAGACTACAGTGGTTCCGATGGATATCTTGTTAATTCACCACTTGGTGAATACGGCGTTCTTTATGTTACAGCAAGCACCAATCGCGCCGGTGTTAGAATCTTGGCCAATGATCCAAGCACTACAAACCGTCCCCCTTGTGGATTAATTTATTATCAAGCTGGTGTTGCTGTTCTTTCATCATCTCTGTTCTTGAAATCTCCTGCTGGGCTCTTGACTTACAATGTGTCCTGTTCAGGTCCTACGAATACCTTTGAGACCTTCACAGCAGTGCTTTCAGGTTCATCGATCACAGGTTCCGCAGACAACTTAAGAACTCGACTTTACAATTTGCAGTTCAACAATACAGTAGAACTTAACTCAACAATCTACTTCTGCCGTGCAAACCACAATGAGTTTAACTATTCTGGTAACCCAACATACTTGAGCAGTTCTCAGATCAGAGTAAAAGATGTTTCCACAGATGCACCAATTTCATATATCACAACAGTTGGTCTCTACTCCGAGAACAATGAATTGTTGGCCGTTGGTAAACTCAGCGAACCTCTCAAGAAGAGCACAGCCAACGAGTTTACCATTAGAACAAGGTTAGATTATTAAAATGCTATGTCATTTTATAAGTTTACAGAAGACGATCTTTTTACAAACACGATAGAGGCGTATCCTGAATACAGCTTCTATGTCGTTACTAGCTCAATTTATATAAATAATGTTCCAAATCTTTCAGGTGCAGCCACGAGCAACATCTTTGGTGTGCCTGATGGGTTTATCTCACTTTATGAATATAACATCGATCGTGGTGCTGGTTACAGCATATATCCCTTCTTGGTCAAAGACGGATTCAAGAACACATTTAAGTCTTACAATACGGGATCTTACAGGATAGCGCAGTACGGCACGCAGATAACATCAAGTTATCAATTATCCTCATCAATTAAGAGATTTTACTACGACACCAGTGCAACGGGTTCTTCTCGAAAGTATTTGTTTCCGCTCAAGAATACTTTAAATTATTACACGTATTTGTCTCCACGATACGCTTATTCAGGGTCTTTTGGAAACAAGGACGAAGAAATTGTAAATTTAATTGATGTCCCATCTATCTTTTACGGATCTTCAATCAAGAAAGGTTCCGTCTCGCTTAAACTGTATGTCTCTGGTGCTTTGATCGCAGAACTCCAAGACAAAAACTACAACGGTGATTTGATCCAAGTATCTGGTTCAACTTACGCTCAGGCACAAGGAAGCGGCAAGGTTGCTGGGTCTGTTTTATATAACGAAGGATTCATAGTCCTTACCGGCTCTTGGGACCTCGATGGTACACTCATTGACTACCTCGGCACCGGCACAGGTGTGAAATCAAAATGGATCTACTTCGCTGCTGGTGCAAATGATTCGTTGGGTGCAACGAATGTAGGTTTTGGAAGCGCAAGTTTTGCTATCGATTATAAGGGAACAACGCATACACAGACCATGACCATGTTCGCCCACGCCAGAGCCGGAGAGCTTAATTATTCAAACAATCCCACATATTTAAAATATAACGAACCAAACTACAAGAATGCATCAACCGGATCGTCAGTCTATGGCGAAAGACCAGTGGGAATAAACAATAACGTAAATTCAGACTTTACAGATGTAGAACCAGATTTCCAAAAGATAACTTATATTTCAAAAGTAGGCTTGTATGATGAGAATAAAAACCTTATCGGCGTCGCCAAAGTTGCAACGCCTGTAAGAAAGACACCAAAAAGTAACTATACTTTTAAGTTAAAGCTTGATATTTAATATAAAGGAATGTGTAAATGGCCTACTATAAAAAGTGGAAACAATTTTTGAAAGAAGCAACTTTAAACGAAGCGGCAAAAGGAATCAACGACCTTACCGATAATATGTATATTAAGATAACTGATACAAGTGATCCTTCGTCCGACTACCAAGGTTTTGAAATTGATCTTATCGACCAGTCAAGAGAGGAAGGCAAAATCGGTGGAATTAATATGATTATACATGATTTACCAGACGGCAATCGTCTCGCTGTACCTCACTCGCATGCAGAAAAAGGCTGGGGACCTTTCCTTTATGATATTGCAATGCAGTTAGCAACAGAAAATCTTGGCGTTTATCTTGCCTCCAATGAAACCCTTTCTGCTTTGTATCGCATCCGCGACCCCGATTACGAATTTTTGCGGCGGCCCGATACAAGCGAAAAAGCTCAAGCAGTTTACAAGTATTATTATGATAACAGAACTGATGTTAGACGTGAGCACATAACTGATGTTTTGTTTGATATGGACATCAATATAAAAGAACTTGGCCCCGATGCAAAAGAAAATATAAAAAACCTACCGGAGGAGCTTCGATATTTTTATGCGTGGGACGGTGATGATCTTATTGGAGAACTTGAAGATATTGGTGCAGTTGATTACGTCAAATAAAATACTTGACAAACTAAAAAAAATATGTTATAATATACTATTATGAGTTTAAATAGAGTTATTTTAGGTTTGGACATTAGCACCTCACGAATTGGTATTGCCGCCGTCACAACAGATGAAAATCTTGTGTTTGCCGATACAATATCATTTAAGAAGAAAGAAATGCCGCTTCTCACCCGTGCCTTTTTATTTGAGAATACGATTGGGAAGATTTTAAAAGTAGAGCAGATGCACCCGATGGCTGTGTATGTTGAAGAACCATTTACTATGTTCTCTGGCGGACGCACCACTGCTAACACTATGGCCAAGCTTCAGCGGTTCAATGGTATGTGTTGTTACGCCATCCGACGAGGCATCTATAACATGGATCCCGAATTGATCCCTGCGCGGACTTGCCGATCCCTAAACGAGATCAAGATACCCCGAGGTTCTAACACAAAGCAGTTGATCATCGATTGGGTCTCACAGAAGTATCCAAAAGACTTTAAATACGAACTGACCAGACACGGCAACCCAAAGCCCGGAACTGATGATAAAGCAGATGCTGTTGTTGTTGCCCTTGCAGGACTGAAGAAATTCAAAGAAAACGCTTGACAAATTTTCTCATCATGTTATATTATAGATGAGGCACACATGAACGAGAAAATTAAAATCATCAACGACATACTTGGTTCATATCATCGATCCAAGAATGAACACTTATATTCTTGTCCATATTGCGGTCATCATAAGAAGAAGATGTCCGTAAACTTTAGCAAGAATTATTTTAAATGTTGGGTTTGCGATACCCGTGGTAAAAACATTTACCGCATGGTACGCAGATTCGGAACATATGATCAGCGCCAAAAATGGCTTCAGCTTGATGGGCGTCTTGATTTATCTGAATTCGATAAATTCTTTTCAGAAATAAATGATGAGGTGGTTGAGCAAACTGTTTCCATACCTGATGAATTTGTCTCATTGTGCAACAAGAAGCTTCCAATGTCTTCAATAAAGGCGATAGAATATCTAAAGTCTAGAGGACTATCCAAGGAAGATATACTCAAGTGGAAAATCGGATACTGCACAGGAGGAAAGTATGGTGGTCGAATCATTATCCCCAGTTTTAACTGGGACGGTAGCGCTAATTATTTTATTGCTCGTTCTTTTGTTAATAACAACAGACGATACCTAAATCCACCAGTGGGAAGAGATATTGTCTTTAATGAACTTTATGTTGATTGGGATGAAGATGTTGTATTGGTTGAGGGCGTTTTTGATGCAATAACTGTGGGCTCTAATGCAATACCCATTCTTGGGTCCACTTTGCGTGAAAACTCTCGTTTATTTCAACAAATTGTTCTCAACGATACACCAGTCTACTTAGCACTCGATCACGATGCTGAAAAGAAAAGAAATTGGATAATTAAATCCTTTTTAAGGTACGACATAGAACTATATATAATTGATACATCAGGTTATGAGGATATTGGATCAATGAGCAGAGAAGAGTTCTTAATCAGGAAGGAAGCCGCTCGTGTTGCTGATCTAGATGAAATTATGATTTTTGATAAGTTGAGAGCAATATAGGCATGGAAATAGGAGACTTGGTTCAATTCAATGAATCAATGAGAAAGAAACGTTTATCATACTATTTATCTGCGCATCATTCAATAGATGATATTGGAATCGTTGTTGATGTTAAGGAGTTCATGGTTGACGTTTATTGGATCAAGAAGAAAAGAATCACACCAATTTCAAGACCACTTCTTATAAAAATTACTTGACAGAATATACAAAATAGGTTATATTATAAACACTCAAAAATAGGAGACTGACTAATGAGTATTTTACTTTATGGTATGCTTTTTGCATGCTCCGGCGATAAAGCCGATGATAGCGCCGTTGCTGAAGAACCAGCATCAGAACCAGCAGCAGAGATTGTTGATTCAGGCGAAGATACAGCAGAAGAATCAGGAGAAGAATAAATGACTATGCTATTATCACTACTCATTGCTTGCGGTGGAAACACCACAGACAATACTGAGGAACTTGTTACTACCGAAGCAACGGTAACTGATGAGGGACTTGAAGTTGTTGAAACCACCACAAATGAAGATGGTAATACAACAACTACTACAAACGTTAACGGTACGACTACTGAGAATACCGAAGGCGTTGAGGGCGAAACTACTGGTGAAAACACTGGTGGCGAAACCACAGAAAATACTGAAAATACAGAAACTACGAACGATAACGAGTAGTTCACAGGGTTTGCGGCTCCCTTCAAAAGCCGCTTTTCTTTTATGGAGGACAAATGAAAGAGATAGCAGACGGAAACTACAGGGATTCAATACGAGACGGCATCACATTGGTAGATTTTTTTGCCCCATGGTGCATGCCTTGCCGACGAATGGAACAACACATAGAAGCATTAGCAGATGCTAATCCGGAGCTAAATGTTTATAAATATGATGTAGATAAAGGCGTAGACATTTGGAACAAAGTTAAAAACGAATTTGGGATTATGTCCATTCCTTTCGTGATTATTTATCGCGAAGGCGAAGTCGTATCCACGTCAATAGGGTTTAGAACAAAGGAACAATTACAAAATTTACTTGACAACATCCGATAAATGTGATACACTATAAGCAGGAGGTTGTATGCTAATCGCACACATTTCAGACACACATATTAGAAACTTAAAATATCATTACGAATACCGACAGGCATTTGAAGATTTATATGATAAACTCAGAAACCAGAAGCCAGATATAATTGTACACACGGGCGACATAGCCCATACAAAAACTCAATTATCACCAGAATACTTCGAGCTAACCTCGGAGTTTCTTGCTTCATTGGCTAATATTGCCCCGCTTTATGTGATCCTTGGAAACCATGATGGAAACCTTAAAAACTTCGAACGACAGGACGCTTTAACTCCAATCGTAGAGGCTTTGGATCACAAGAACATTCATCTCCTTAAAGATTCAGGCGAGACGTTTTTGGACAACGATATTGTCTTAAACGTTCTTTCGGTTTTTGATAGAGAGAATTGGGTCAAGCCCACAGACAATTCAAAGATAAACATTGCGCTTTATCACGGATCTATTTCAGGTTGTGAAACGGGCCAAGGGTTTGTTATTTCGCATGGTGACGACACAGCGAACATCTTTAGCGATTTTGACTTTGCGATGCTTGGAGATATACACAAGCGTCAACAGATGGACACAGAGGGTCGTGTGTGGTATGCAGGATCAACCGTCCAGCAGAACTTTGGCGAATCCCTTCGTAAAGGCTATTTGCTTTGGAACATTAGAACAAAAGACGATTGGGACATGGAGTTCCATGCGATCAGAAATCCTCGTCCATTCATCACAGTCAGACTAGAACAAGATGGGACACTGCCTGAGACGCATGTGCCTCGTGATTCATATTTAAGAATTGTATCCAGTTACAATCTGCCTTTGACCAAACTTAGGCAAGCAGTATCAACTGCTGAGGCCAAGTGGCGCCCTCATTCAATTACTTATGTAAACAAAGGTGTTGCAGGGTCATCACAGAACCAAGGTATGCTTGCTGATGGTAGATTTGAGAATCTTCGAGATATAAACATCCAAGAAGAAATGATAGAAGAATATCTTATTAATAAAGAACTTGATGATGGAGTTCTTGATAAAGTCTTGGAGCACAACCGACATTATAACCGCGTTGCTGAATCTCAAGAAGAGGTCTCTCGTAATGTAATATGGTCTGTAAAAGAGATGCAGTGGGACAACTTGTTTAACTACGGAGAGAAGAATAAATTAAGTTTTGAAAACCTCAACGGTATTGTTGGGATCTTCGGCAAGAACTATTCAGGCAAGTCATCAATTGTTGACTCTGCCCTTTACTCTCTATTCAACACCACTTCAAAAGGTGAGCGTAAAAATGTTCACATTATCAATCAAAATAAAGACAAAGCACGCGGTCGCATAGATATCCAAGTTGGAGACAATCTGTATAGAATTACTCGTAATCTGGCGAAATATGAAAAGAAACTGCGAGGTAAAACGACCGTCGAAGCGAAGGTGGAACTTGACTTTGCCGTTTATAATGGTGAGGAGTGGGAGTCTCTCAACGGGACATCTCGCAACCAGACCGATGCAAACATCCGGAGACACTTTGGTACAATTGAAGATTTTCTTTTGACCTCCATGGCTTCGCAGATGGACTCCCTATCTTTTGTAAAAGAGGGATCAACCAAACGAAAAGAGATTCTTGCAAAGTTTCTTGACCTTGATTTGTTTGACGCCAAGTTTAAATTGGCTAAAAAAGATTTATCAGAAAAAAAATCTGTTATTAAACATTTGCGTTCAATGAATTGGGATCTTGAGATTGGTAAAAAACAAGATATTCTTGATGATATTGAAATCGATATCAAAGAGAAGACTGAAAGGTGCAAAGAGATAGACATTGAATTAAAAACAATGATTGCTCAACTTGAAGAGATCAACGAAGCGATTGATGCAATTCCCGCAGAGATTATTGACATAGCCGATGTTAACAAACGGATTCAACAAAAGGAGAATCACACCGCATCACTGCTTACTAAAAACGCTTCTTTATCGTCGAAAACTTCTAACAATAGGCAAACTTTACAAGAGGTTATTGCCTTCGTCGATACATTTGATCTGAATGTGCTGTTAGAGGAAAAACAAAAGCATTCTGAACTACTTGACTCTAAATTTTCAAATTCTTCGGACATTCGTGAAGCAGAGACCGAAAAGAAAAGATTACAGAAGAAAATTAAGATGCTGGACAGCCATGAGTATGATCCTGATTGTAAGTTCTGTATTAATAACAAATTTGTTAAGGATGCAAAGAAAGCCGAGTCTGGCTTGAAGGACCTAAAAGGTCAGATGTCCAATCTGAAGATGCATGCCGAGAATATTGAGGGCAAACTATCTGAGTTAAACATTGAGGACATTGAAGAAAAGATTGCTTCTTATCACGAAGTTGTGTCTCGACGTGACTCTTTACAAACAGAGATAGAGCGAGATGCATTACAATTAGAAAGCAACATCAAACAGATCCAGATTAACAATACGGCTCTTGATGGCTTGATTAACTCTCGGGACCTATATGAAGAAAACCGAGAAGCGATTGAGAACAAAGAGGCATTCCTTGCTAAGCGTGATGAATATTCTCGACTGAGAGCAAGATTAATTGGGGAGCAAAAGGATTGTGAAGCACAACTTCAAGAGTTTTATATTGAGAAAGGCTCAACCCAACAAGCCATCCAATCCTATGAAGAGCGCAAACAAGAACTCTCGTCCATAGAAAAAGAATTTATGGCTTTGGATTTATTTCTTCAGTGCATGCACCCGAATGGTATTGCGTACAATGTAATTCGTCAAATGCTTCCGGTAATTAATGAAGAGATTGCTAAAGTTTTGACCTCTATTGTTGACTTTGAGGTATTCTTCGTGGACAATGGAAAGTCTTTAGATATTATGTTAAAACACCCAAAATATGATGCTAGACCCATGTCTATGGGCTCTGGCGCAGAGAAGACACTATCCGCTATGGCTATCCGTCTTGCTTTGATTTCAATAACGAATTTGCCAAAATCGGAACTATTTATATTGGATGAACCAGCCACTGCTTTGGATCAAGAACATATGGATGGGTTTGTTAAGATGCTTGAGATGATTAAGTCTCAATTTAAGACCGTCTTGCTTATCTCTCACCTTGATTCTTTAAAAGATTGCGCTGACTTAACTATTGATATTCAAAAGAAAAAAGGATATGCGAGGGTAAATTTATGAGTTTAGAAGATATAAAAGACGAAGCAAAAGAAGCAGTAGCTTCTGTCGCCAAAGGTCGCATCCGTAGAGTTGCCGACAGCGTTGTTAAGGGCGTCGCCTCTTTGGGAAACAAAGGCGGCTTACTTGATACCATTCTTGGTAAAGTAATTTCTCGCAAATTGTTGGTATTTGGAACAGCCACTTACCTTCTTGCAACCGCTGGTCTTGATTCTGATACTTGGGGCTTGATCGCCATTGTTTACATTGGTGGCCAATCTGCTGTTGATACCATGAAGGCTTGGAGACACGGAAGATAGTGACGCTGCTTGCAATCAAAAAGTACTGGGATCTGACTTGCTCTTTCTGCAAAAACTATTGGAGGGGCTTAGTAGTTCTCGGTGCTATGTTGGTTTGCATATTATACGGCAAGAAAGTTGAAAAGAGATTAAAACTTGATCGTGCAATGGCTTCGGCACAATGGAAAAAAGAAAAAAAAGCAATTGAAAAATCTTATGAGAATGAGATCCAAAAACGGCAAACCGCTAAAGAAACCTATGATAAAGCGATTCAGGCCGCAGAAGAGAAGAAAGCCACAGCGACCTCTGAACTTGAGAAGACAAAAGCCGAAGAAGTAAAGAGCTTGCTTAAGAAAGCACGAGAAGATGCAGACGAGATCGATCGCATTTTAAAACAACAGTTTAACATAGAGGAAATATGATTTTACTATTATTATGTTCGCTGGCTTACGGCGAACCACAATTCACCCAACTTGCGAAGGGTGAACCTGCTCCGTTTTCTGGTCGCTTGTTTAACGATGAAGCGGTAGCAAACCTAATTGTAGACCAAAAATCAATTGAAGAGGCTTGTTCGATCGAAGTTGATTTCGAATTGGACAAAGCACAAGCAAAATGGAACTATGATTATCAAATCATGCAGATTAGCCTTGAAGGCAAACTTGAGAGGGCAAACGCCGTAATTGAGTCACAATCACAAGAAATAGACTATTTAAGGAGTGAACATAAGCCCGCGAGAACATTTCTTTGGGTTTCAACTGGTTTTGCCGTTGGGACACTATCGTCGCTGGGGATATATCATTCTGTAAAGGACTAACAAAATGATCAAGGTAAGAATCTCAAAAGCCATAAAAAATATGATGGACATGGTTTGCCCAAAACCAACCCAAGATCTAGAATTAAATACAAAGAATAGAAACGCTGCTATACAAGCAAAACACATTCAGTATGGCCCGCTTAATTTATCAGACACTGCTTACTGGGACAGAGCAGCAGAACACTGGAATACAACACCAGAAGTTGCTAAGGAATCGAGATGTTCTAATTGTATAGCATTTGATATTTCACCAAGAATGCTTGAGTGTTTGCCGGGTCCTGTATCAGAACCAATCGAGGATGCCGATGGATATTTGGGATATTGCTGGATGCATCATTTTAAATGCCATAGTGCGAGAACATGTTATACATGGGCCGCTGGTGGGCCAATAAGCGAAGATAAGAATTCATACGAGTGGCAAAAGAAGTCGGAGGGATAATGTCGAAAGACCCAAACTACGTTGTTAAAATAGAACAAGCAATAGCCAAAAAATATGGTGAATCCACAGTTCAAAACCCAAAGAAAACATGGACGGAAGAAAAAGACCAACAGTACTTTGACCAACTTAAGGAATTCTACCGAGGACAGAAACAAGAAGAGGATTACGACAAAAAAGAAGTAAATGGTGTTTTCATACCAAAAAAACTACTTAATAGTGATTCTAATCGTTCCTGTCCTGTTTGTTCTGTCTATACTACAAAAGCGCAAGACGATCTATACTTCACAAAGTTTGATTGCTGCTTTAAATGTTATGTTCAATGGGTTGAGGGTCGAGAAGAAAGATGGAAAACTGGCTGGAGACCAAACAATGAAACTAACGACCAAACTCCTCAAAGAGATTATTAAAGAAGAACTTAATAACATGACCGAAAATGAAAGCCCAATATTACAGGTGGCCAAAGCGGTTGGTGTTCCCCAAAAAGGCGAAGAACTTAATGAAGGCTTTGAGGCCCTCGATTATTTGTCTAACCTACCACCAGAACAATTAGAGGCCATAATATCTTACGTTGTTAAGATGATTGGCGGCGGAGCCGCTGCTATTGGTGGACTTGTTGCTGCTGATGCCGCAACTGACGGTGGCGAGAAAGTTGACACTCGCGACGATTTATATGATGATGAGGACTAAGCAATGAGCAGTACAACATTAGAAATTATTCAGGGCCTTGCCCAAGCCGCTTCAAAAGCATACGATGGATCACACGATCCTCGTTATAATGATGACGGCAAAGAAAGATCCGCCGGACTTGCAAGAGAAGAGGGGCACCCTCTTATTGACCGTCGCGTCATTGATGGATTTAAGGTTCGCTTCTCCGGACCAAACATGATCATTACATACCAAAGCGAGATCAAACTGAAAGATGTTTATGCTGGTGGTTTTGAAAATGAGATCAATCGAAGAATAAATGAAATTAAAAAGTTTCTACAAAAAGAATATAAAGCCATTACAGGGAACACTGTTACACTTACAACAGATGGCGAGGCAAAGGTTCTAGTCCAATCTTCTTCTCGTGTGCATTCTTGGGTTCAAGCAACCCAGTACTACAAAATTGGTAAAGTTGATGCCGAAGGTATCCTTCAGCCATCTGAGCCAAGTGTTCGTGAGATCACACGAAAGTTTCTTGATCAAGCATCAAAGAAACGCCCGACTAACGATACAAGGAAATAATGGGATTTGAGTTATCAAAGAAAGAAATTGTAAAAGAAATTGTAAAATCGGGTAAAGATCCGGTTTACTTTATTAATACTTATTGCCGCATTTCGCATCCTCAAAAGGGTCTCATAAAATTTGATACTTTTCCATACCAAGACGATCTTCTCCAAGATTTTAATGATTTCCGTTTCACGGTTATCTTAAAGGCCAGACAGTTAGGCATCTCAACGATTACTGCCGCCTACATTGTCTGGCTCATTTTGTTTCACCGCGATAAGAACGTAATGGTGCTTGCAACCAAGTTTGCAACCGCTGCGAACCTCGTAAAGAAAGTAAAGGCAATCATGAAGAATCTGCCTGACTGGATTCGTATCACCGACATCGCAATCGACAATAGAACTTCGTTTGAGTTGTCTAATGGGTCTCAAATTAAAGCATCGTCCACCTCTGGAGATGCTGGACGTTCGGAGGCCCTTTCGCTCCTCGTGATTGACGAGGCTGCTTTCGTTGATGGCCTTGACGAACTTTGGACTGCTCTTTATCCCACACTATCAACAGGTGGTCGCTGTATCGCACTGAGCACACCCAATGGTGTCGGTAACTGGTTTCATAAAACCTATGTTGACGCTGTGGACAACCAAAATGATTTTAAATCCGTAAATCTTCCATGGGATGTTCATCCCGAAAGAGACATGGCTTGGTTCAGAAATGAGACAAAAAACATGTCCAAACGGCAAATTGCCCAAGAGCTTGAGTGCAACTTCAACTCCTCCGGTGAAACTGTTTTGCAGTCAGAGGACATGGAATGGGCGAACTCCTGCGTCTGCGATCCTATTTACAAGACAGGGTTCGACCGTAACTTCTGGATTTGGGAGAAATACCAAGATGATTCTAAATATTTGCTTGTTGCTGACGTTGCTCGTGGTGATGGAGCAGATTATTCTGTTTTTCATATCATTAAATTGGAGACCATGGAAGTCGTCGCAGAATACCAAGGAAAACCAACGCTAGACCACTACTCAGATATTTTATTTGATGCTGGTCGAGAATATGGAAGTTGTCTTCTAGTCGTTGAGAATAACGGCATAGGAATATCGGTTCTTGAGAAACTCATAAACAAAGAGTATCCAAATCTTTATTATTCAATTAAGGGATCACACGAATACATAGAACAACATAAAGCAGAGTATGCCTCAAACTCCGTTCCGGGATTTACTAACTCATCGAAGACAAGGCCGCTTATTGTGGCTAAAATGGAAGAGTACATAAGAAACAGACTAATTACTGTTAGATCTTCGCGACTTTTTCATGAATTTAAGACTTTTATCTGGCACAACGGGAGACCACAAGCAATGCGCTCGTACCATGACGACTTGGTTATGTCCTTATCTATTGCTTGCTGGGTGCGAGATACAGCGATAGAAGTAGACCAGAGAGACGTTGCCTATAAAAAGGCAATGATGGATGGTATGTTTTTAAATTCAACTAAAATGAATACTGCTATTAAAGGGCAAGAAGGATACGACCAATCCTTCGAAGACAAGTATCGCGAACAATTACAGCAAAAGAAAGACTTTCTTTGGATTTATAAGGGATAAATAATGGCTCCACGTAGAAAAATTAGAAATGGTAAGAACCCAAACAACCCTGAGAACGATTTATTTAAAGCGTTAACTCGTTTGTTTTCGGGACCAATAACCACGAGAAGAACAGAGACAGGCCGACAACTCAGACGCAGACACTTAGACAGATACGCAAGTCAGTTTAAGTCTGCAAGTGGTAAACAATTTAAGAAATTAGATTACAATACCCCAATGGCCCAACTGACGATTAACGCAATGGCCAACAGAGCCCGTACTGAACGGTACGTAGATTTTGATGAGATGGAGTATACTCCAGAAATAGCGTCTTCATTGGACATATACGCTGATGAAATGACTACACATTCGGCATTACAGCCAATGTTGAGGATAAATTGCTCTAATGACGAGATAAAATCGATATTAGATAACCTATATCACAATGTGCTAAACATAAATTACAATCTTTTCAGCTGGTGTCGAACGATGTGTAAATACGGAGATCTGTTTTTATATATGGATATTGATGAAAAGATGGGCATACAAAACGTAATTGGTATACCTCCGCAAGAAGTTGAGAGATTAGAAGGCGAAGACCCAATGAATCCCAACTACGTTCAATATCAATGGAACTCAGCAGGTATGACCTTTGAGAACTGGCAAGTCGCCCACTTCCGAGTGCTTGGTAACGATCGGTTCCAACCATACGGAACTTCTGTCCTCGAACCCGCTCGTCGCATTTGGAGACAACTTACAATGCTTGAGGACGCAATGATGGCTTATCGTATCGTCCGAGCACCAGAAAGACGACTTTTTAAAATTGATGTTGGTAACATTGCTCCTGAAGATGTAGAGCAATACATGCAGAAGGTAATGACTCAGATGAAGCGTCATCAAGTCGTTGACCCAACAACTGGACGTGTCGATCTACGTTATAATCCTTTATCAGTTGAAGAAGATTACTTCATCCCCGTCCGTGGTGGTACTGCCTCAGACATCACGAACCTCCCCGGCTCTTCATATAATGGCGGGATTGACGATGTGAAGTATCTCCGCGACAAATTATTTTCCGCGCTAAAAATTCCCCAATCTTATCTCTCGATGGGAGAAGGGGCAACCGAGGACAAAACGACCCTCGCTCAAAAAGATATTCGATTCGCAAGAACGATCCAAAGACTACAGCGTGTTGCTGTTTCAGAGTTGGAAAAGATTGGAATTATCCATCTGTTCACTCTTGGATTCCGTGGAGATGATTTACTTAACTTCAGTCTCTCCTTGAACAACCCATCAAAGATTGCAGAACTTCAAGAACTCGAACACTGGAAACAGAAATTCGACGTTGCAGGTGCTGCGACTGAAGGATTCTTTTCTAAGAGATGGCTTGCCGAACACATGTTCGGACTATCTGCCGAGGAGTTTGTGCGAAACCAAAGAGAACTGTTCTTCGATAAAAAATACGCTGCTGCTCTTGAAGCCGCAGGTCAACCTGATGAAGAAGGCGCCGCCGCTGGTGGTGGAGGCAAGACTCCTGATCTTGGCGATGCAGGTGGTGGACTAGGCGATCTTGATCTAGGCGATGACGATACACCCACAACACCTGAGCCTGATGCTGGTGCCGACGCTGGTGGCGGAGACGATGAAGAGCCGACTCTTCTCGCAGAGCCCCCCGCAAAAAGAGATGATGATGCTCGACCGAAGAAACGAGGTCCATATAAAAGACACCAGAAGTCTTACGACAAAGGCGGTCGCACTAAGAGTTATAAAAACATGGCCACAAGTGGCGAAGTTCGCGGCTCAACCGCAAGAACAAAGTTCCCCGGATATCAAGGACCCGGAGGTCTTTATACGCTCGGTAAAGGAATAGTGGAGGAAAATTCACAAACCGAGGATTTGGAAGAGCAAAAACTATTTAACATTAGCAATGATGTAAAAACATTACTAGAAAGTTTAGCAAACAGGGAAGATGAGCATGAAACATAATAAGAAAAGAAATACCGCTTTTCTTTACGAATGCTTGGTAAAAGAACTAACCAAAGCCGTCGTAAGAAACGATAACCAAACCAAGGAAAAATTGGTCGAAGTTTTAAAAGAAAATTTCAAAAATGGATCAATTCTAAAACGAGAATTAGACATTTACAATTCACTTTTAGAAGGCACCGGCGAAGCGGAATATTCTCGATCACTTCGAGTAATATATGAGATCAAAAAAGATTTTGATAATCTCGACAGAAAAGAAGTGTTCAATGCTCAGACTGGTCTAATAAAACAAATGAACGAATCATTTAATTCAGCCATTTGGTCAAGCTTTCTTCCAAATTATAAAAACATAGCCACAGCAGGAATGTTTTTTAATCAAAATAAATTACCGGCAAAGAAGCGATTGTTAATTGAAAACCGAGTAGTGCAATTTCGTCAAGCTCGTTTGGTTGAATCCAAAATGGAGCATGTCGATAACTTAACATATAAAACATTTGTTAATAAGTTTAACAAGACTTATGGAGAACACTTGAGACCCGAACAAAGAGAGTTGCTCACGAACTTCATTATATCTTTTTCAGACAACGGTCTTGGGCTAAAGAGCTACATTAACGAGGAGATCCATCGTCTTAGATCTTCTCTTCAAACTCTTAACGAAAGCATGCATAGCCAAAATGCCTCAAAAGTTGTTGAAAAACTCAATAGTTTTGGTGAAAGACAAATAGACGAACAAATGCTTAGGGATTTGTTTTACATTCAAGATTTAGTGCATGAGGTAACAAAAAATGGCGATTAATGTTAAAATTGATGGTGGCTTCGAACCCGTTATTCAAGATAACAGTGTTACTGTTAGAGTTGACTCGTCACCCTCTGTTGGAGTCAAGATCATTGACCCTTATCTTCACGAGATAAAGTTTAAACTTAACATGCGTCGTTCAATGAATGGCGACCTTATGATCTTCGATCACCCAGACATTGATATTGTTTACATGATCGAGAAAAAGAAAATCGTTACATTTGCAAAAGATTTGATGTCTGATATGACTTACGGGACATCCAGCAGACTTTTGGAAAGACTTAGTAAAAAAGGTCTTCTAGTGTATGAATCAATTCAGGGCGGTAACGTTTATGGTTCTCTTGAGGGCAAGCTTCAGGAAGCCACTGATGATGACGCCAAAGATAAATATGTTGGCTTAGTGCTAAACCAAATCTCAGAATGGATCGAGACCGAAAGACCTTACTTCAAAGCAGCACAACAATATGATGATCTGCTTGATACTAACTTTGCTGATCCACCCGATGACGAAACCACTCGACTGGGTAAAGTACCACAAGAGGTGGAAAAAGGATCAATGATGCAAAGCTCACTATTTGGACCATATTATTATGGAAGGTACGTGTACGAATGAACGTAAATTTTTTACAACTTGATGTTGGTTGGTTGTGGTTTATTCTGGCTGCATACGGACTAACTCAAATTCTTGTATATAGCTCGATCTTTGCTCAGATCAGACCTGCTAAAGATGCATACCGAGGATGGGGTAAAGTTTGGCATTGTCCTATGTGCATGGGATTTTGGGTGGGAGCGCTTTTGTTTACGCTAAACGGCTTCACAGAACTATTTACATTTGATTACACATTTGCTAATTTTTTAATTTGTGGATGGATTTCATCAGGAACATCGTATTTTATAAGCATGCTTGTGAATGATGATGGTATTAAAATAAACAAAGGAGCGAAAAATGATGACTAAGAAATGGATGCTACAACCAGTTCGTCGTTGTTGCAGCGGCTCTTAACTCGGGCGGGAAAGACCCGCATTATTTGAGAATACAATATGTCTAAAAGATTATTAACAGAATTTTATGAACTATGCCCCGATGGTATGTGTCCCGATCTTCTTACCGAAAGAGAGAAGAAAGAGATCGCCAACGGAGCTATGTATTTGACCGGTCGTATCCAAACTGCCGATAAGCAGAACGGAAACGGTCGTGTTTATCCTTACGAGGTTCTAAAGCGCGAGATAGACAATTATAAAAAAGTTGTTGAAGACAATCGTGCTTGTGGAGAACTCGACCACCCAGATGACTCAGTAGTCAATCTAAAGAATGTGTCGCACATGGTTGTTGATTGCTGGTGGGAAGGAAAGGATGTTATGGGCAAGATGAAAATTCTTGACACCCCTTCTGGACAAACAGTCAAGGGGCTTATTAATTCTGGTGTAAAACTGGGGATCTCATCTCGTGGTCTCGGATCAGTAAGAGAAAGCATGGGCAAGACTGTCGTCGAAAGCGACTTTCAACTCATTTGCTTTGATATTGTTTCCGAACCTTCAACACCAGACGCTTTTGTTTATCCAGAGAATAAAGGCGGTTCCCCAATACGGATGCGAGAAAACAAAGAAAACAAGATCGACAATCTATTTACCAAGATCTTGGGAGATTAAATGAACAAGAGCGAATTAAAAAAAGTTTTAAAACCATTGATTAAAGAGTGCATCAAAGAAGTAATGTTCGAGGATGGAACTCTTTCCTCTATTATTGCCGAAGTTATGAAAGGCACAAACGTTATGTCCGCTCAGCCAATAGTTGAGAGCAGACAAGTAACCCAGCCACAATCTCGACTGGAAACTGATGAGGAAGCAAAAGCGCGGTTGACCAACAAGAAAAGACAACTTATGGATTCAATCGGCAATGATGCTTATAATGGTATTAATCTCTTTGAGGGAACCACTCCAACCTCAGCTCAAACAAGTGGCCACAATCAAGGCGCACTTAGTGGAGTATCTCCCGGTGACCCCGGAGTGGACATAAGCAACTTAATGAACAAGACATCAGCCATCTGGCAGAAGATGAACGAGAAAAAATAATGGGATACAACTACGAATACAAACTAAGAAAAGGTGAATCAGTTGAGAGAGCCGTAAAGAAGTTTTCTAGAAAGTGTAAGAAGCTGGGCATCATCCAAGATGTTAGAGATAGACGGCACTACCAAAAACCTTCGGTCAAAAAAAGATTAGCCAAAAAAAGGGCTATCGCTCGTCATCGCAAAGAGATGGCGAAAAGACGCCGTTAAACTATTTAATACGATAGGAGATTAGAATATGGGTTATCAAAACATTTACACCGCCGGTCTAAACAATGTTGGATCATACGAGGTATCCGGTGTACCTTATGCAACTGGTAGTATTGATGCTAGTGGTGGCGTGTTGATTAACTTTCCCACTGTTACTCGATGGGTTGTTGTTCATTATTCTGCTTCAGACTCCGGAAATCCTGATTTGAAACTCGGCTTCAGCGAAAACGGTGTTGGCTCAGTAGAAGAAAATTACTTTTTCGCAATGAAGCCAAATACTACAAGTCCGCGTTTTGAACTCAAACTCACTGAGTTGGCTCTGTTTGGGGGTGATGCCGGTGAACAAGGCGTCTCCGTAATGGCGGGGCTCACATACATACCTACATTAAGGCTCGATTCAATCGGCCCTTCAGGATCTAACTGGTCTGGTTCTATCGGAGTAGGTTAATGGGTGAATTTGGATGGGCCTATATTACTTGCGACGATCAAGTTGGTAACGCCACTGGTCCAACAGGATCTCTTCAATTCCACCATGCTGGACAAGAGATTACTGGTTCCGATTATTTGGTTTTCAAAACGGGATCATCACCTTTTTCACTTGATCTAACTGGTACACTAAACGTTAGTGGAACCATTAATGCCGATATTATGAATATCGCGGTTACTAACAAAAACGTTATTAACCTTTCGGCTTCGGGTGATACAAAATTTGGAAACACCGTAAACGATAGTCATGTATTCACAGGAAGCGTGTTTGTAACAGGCGGAGTAACCTTTAATTACTACAAGGTTACATCAGCAACATACGCAATTACGCCAACAGATTATATATTGGGCATATCTGGATCTGGTTACATAAGCCTAACTCTGCCCACATTCAGCTCATATAAAGGAAGATTCATAACTATCAAAGATGAATTTGACTTTTCTGGATCTGGACGTCCCGCTATTCACCCAATCGCAATAACGGCATCCAGTGGCTTGTTAGACGGTAATGGTACTTACGAAATATCTAATGGTGACTTTGCTGCCGTTAACTTATACTCTGATGGTACTACTGGGTGGTTTGTAGTCTAAATATTATAGGAGAAAATAATGTCCTATAACCTATTGTCCGCCAGTGTTACAATGCCGACCACATATAACGGCGACACTGCTATTAATCTGAGCAATGTCTACATGAGTGGTTCGATCGCCGGTGACGGCACCGGACTAATAAATGTAAACCACACTTTACAATCTAACACAAGCCCCGGAAGAATACCATTCTTTGATACAACAGAAGCAGTAGGCCCTCTTGGTAACCAGTTTAATACAAGGGGAGACCGAAACTTTACATTTAACCGATCTAATGGTGTTATGGCTCTTAATGGGACAGCCTCGTTAAGTGCAATAACTCTTAATAGTGCTTCCAGCGAAGTTGCGGTAACAACAAAATATCTTGCACTGAACTCTAATGATGAAGTTGTTCTAACTTCTTCGGTAACAACCGGAGGACCAGTTAGTTCGCTTCAGTTTAGTACGGGGCCAACAGCGCTGTCTGGTTCTCCAATGATGACGTTTGATAATTCCAAGAACCTGTTGGCCTTAACTGGCTCAATAGAAGTATCGGGGTCTATAACAGCACATGAATTAAACATTGTTGTAATCAATGAGAGAAAAATAAATCTTGATATCTCCGGTTCAACTATATTCGGTGATTCCTTGGACGATACTCACCAGTACACTGGGAGCATTTTGGTCAATGGAACGATTGTCAGAAGCCGTGTATCTGTAACTTCTAGCCCTTTTTCGATAGGTGCGACAAATTATTATGTTGGAGTTCGATCTGATACCATTGGTGCTGCCAGTACGATTAATCTCCCTGTGGCTAACACTTTACAGAATGGACAATCTCTGATTATAAAAGATGAAGGCGGATCTGCTCAAAGTTACAATATTAAAATAACAGCCTCAGCAGCAGATTTAATTGATGGACAGTCAGAAATCTTTATAGAATCGCCATATGGTTCGGTGAACCTGTATACTGACGGATCTAGTAAATATTTCATCTACTAGCGCGTCGATTACAAGTTGGTTCCTCTAATTATAGTAGCGCCAAAGATGTTTGCGGATCCCGTATTCGTCGGTATCTTACGCCATGGCGCGTTTTTATGGAGGATATAAATTATGGCTTATAAATTTCAAGTTGGTGTAGCCCAACTCTCGGGTAACTTAACCCAAGAGGGCGCACTAACTGCTGAGGGACTTGCGTCTCTCGACGGTGGTATTGACGTTAATGGTTCAAACTTCACCGTTTCAACCGCTGGTGCTCTTAGTGCTGCCGGTCTTGCTAACCTCGATGGTGGTATCGAAGTTGATAATGGTGGTAATAAATTCACTGTTTCTACTGCTGGTGCTGTTGTTGCGGAAGGCTCCGTTTCTGGTGCTGCGGGTACATTTGATACTCTTGCTGGTACTTCTTTAGCACTTCAAAGTGGTGGTATTACTGCTGCTGGTGCAATTGCTGGTGCAACTACAATTGCTGCAAGTGGTCTTGCTAACCTTGACGGTGGTATCGAAGTTGACAATGGTGGTAACAAATTCACTGTTTCAACTGCTGGTGCTGTTGTTGCTGAAAGTTCTATATCTGGTGCTGCTGGTACATTTGATGCTCTTGCTGGTACTTCGTTGGCTCTTCAAAGTGGTGGTATTACTGCTGCGGGTGCTATCGCTGGTGCAACCACAATTACTGCAACTGGTTTAGTTTCATCTTCTGCTGCTCTTAATGGACTTTCATTAGACATTAATAGTGCTGCAAGCGTTTCTAGTGCTGGTGCTGCAAGCTTTGCTAGTGCAAATCTTAACGCTGGTGGTATTACTAATGCTGGTTCTATTGTTGGTGCAACCACAATTTCTGGTTCTTCTACCATTTCTGGTCTTGAATTAGACATTGAAAAGAGCGCGAACATTGCTCAAGCGGCTGATATTGGAGGCAAACTTACTGTTGTAGGTGTTTCCGATCTCGATGGTGGTATTGATGTTAATGGTGGTAACTTCGCTGTTAATGCTTCTGGTGAAATTACTGCTTCACCATCTGGTTCTATCACCGATCTCTATGTAGGTGATGATGCTCAAATTGCTGGTACTGCTACTATCGAAGGTGCTTTCCGTGCAGATGCTGCTGCTACTTTTGCTAGCACAGTTGCTGTAAACGGTCTTTCTAACCTTGATGGTGGTATTGAGATTGATAACAGTGGTAACAAATTTACTGTTTCTACTGCTGGTGCTGTTATGGCCGCTGCTCTTGCTAACCTTGATGGTGGTATTGAGGTAGATAATGGTGGTAACAAATTTACTGTTTCTACTGCTGGTGCTGTTATGGCTGTTGGTGCAATTTCATCTTCTGCTGCTCTTGAAGGTCTCTCGTTAGATATTAATAGTGCTGCAAGTGTTAGCTCTGCTGGTGCTGCAAGCTTTGCTAGTGCAAATCTTAACTCTGGTGGTATTACTAATGCTGGTGCTATTGTTGGTGCGGCTGCGGTTTCTGGTTCTGGTGTTTTCAGTATGTCTGCTATCGATAATGATGGTGTTTTAAACAACGCTGGTGCTGCTAACATTGTAGGTAAACTTACTGTTACTGCTGTTTCTGATCTCGATGGTGGTATTGATGTTAATGGTGGTAACTTCGCTGTTTCGACTGCCGGTAATATTACTGCTTGTCCATCTGGTTCTATTACTGATCTTCTTGTTGGTGATGATCTTCAGGTTGTTGGCGATTCTCGTTTTGACGGCGATGTTGCCTTAATAAGTTCCACTACTGCATCATTCGGTCTTCATATTATGAATAGTGTAGGTCTTGTTGTAGGTTCTACTGGTCAATTCCAAGTTGATCCATCAAACGGTGACATTTCTACCTCTGGTGATGTAACTGGTTCTGCCTTTAACTTCGGTAAAGGTGCTGATTTCAAAATCGCTCAAAGCCTCTTACCAGATCGTACTGGTGCGCTTGATCTTGGTAGCTCTGCGCTTCCTTATCGAGCAGTTTACGCTGATACCTTCATTGGTAACATCGCATTTGATACTCAAACCGTAACTGACTTCGGTCCAGTTGAATCGGCTTCTGATATCGTTTACGTTAACATGGCCTCAACCGGTCTTACTCTTGAGCTCCCAACTGGTTCTGCCGGTAAGGTACTCAGAATTAAGATGAGCGGTGAAAGACCATTCCAAATTTCTGGTGCTGCTGGTACTGGTGATACCGTATTTGATCAACCTGCTGATTCTATACTCGTAATGATGGAAGCACTTGGTGCTGCTATGACTTGTGTGTACTCTGGTTCTGCTGGTTCCGGTAAGTGGCACATCATCTAATCTTCGGATTGGATTATTGTCCTATACTTTATGTGGAGGTTGCCTTCGGGCAACCTCCCTTTTTATTATCAAAAGCCTAATTATGGATAGCACGAGGTAACGAAATGGCTTTTAATTTTTCAATTGGTGGACAAATCATTGGTGACCTGTCTGGATCTGATGATTCGGATAGAAACACAGTCATAGATTTTGAAGAAGATTACATTGGATTTGTAACCAGCGGATCAACCATATTAAGCATATCAGGCAGCGATGTATATTTAGCAAATGGTTCAAATTTATATTTAGACGGAGGATCAAATCTTTATTTTGATTCAACCCCAACCCCCGCTTCGGTTTTTATAAGCGAGGTTGGCGATGGTTCTAATTCTTTAAACATTGATGCAAATAATGTTTTATATCTTACGGCTGACGAAAGCGTAAGAGTAATGAACAACAGTTCAACAAAAGTTAAATTTGACTTTAGTAATGATGTTGCTGAAGTTGAGATGCCTATTTCATCGTCTCAGTCAATCTCCGCATCAATACTCCATCTTCAAGAAGGTATTAGTCTCGGAGGACAAAGTGTTCTTGATAGCCAAGCTAGCCTTTCTGTTGGAAGCATTACCTTAGTTGATCAGAGCGGGCCAGTATATCAACTCCCAGATGCTGATGGAACTAGTGGTCAAGTTATCATGACCGATGGTTCTGGTAATCTAACTTTTTCAAATGTCTCCGGAGCAAGCGGAGGCACCAGTCAGTTTTTTCAAGGCCATGTTGAGATTGATACTACAGCAAAGCCTGTTAACTTTCACAATGTTGTTTCAATTGGCGGCAATGCCCCAGAAAATATAAAAAGTTGGTTTATTGCACCCTTTACTGGTCAAATAAATAAAGTTATTCTCTCTGTTAAAGCAAATAATTTTTCTACATCAAACCACGGGACCATTACAGTTTCCATCTACAAGAATCAATCAAATTTTAATTCTGCAACATCTATTGCAGTAGCTGCTGACGATTTCACACAAACAGTTAACAACTTAGGAAGCGGCAACACCGATGTCAACACAGGTATTTTTAATACCAATGTGTCCATACAAGAGGGCGACCTTATTCAAATAAAAGTAGGAAAATCAACAGGCACGTCTGGGGATACCAACGCTGCCGTCGTAACACTTAGGTTGACTGAACAATAACACAACAAATTAGTTATAACGAGGATAAAAAATGTCATATAATATTTTTAGCAAGAGGGCTGCCTTTCAGGGGACCACAAAAACCGCTGATGGTGATATAGTATCTGGTACTATTGAATACATGGTTGATAACCATTCAAACCAGACTATTGATGGACAAAAGACCTTTACTGATCTATCGGCTAGTAATATTTCAATTGGTGAGAGGATTTCTCACACAGGAGATAGTGATACAAGAATACAGTTTGGCACAGATAATATTGCTTTTATGGCTGACGGCGGAACTCAAATATTTACAGTTTATGGTAACCTAAATCCTGATCGAGTACAAGTTAACACTGGAAACCTTGTTATTGCTACTGGTAATATAGGGATTGGGGTCACTGTACCAACTTTTGAACTTGAGGTCGATGGTAATGTCTCTGGTTCCGGAACATTCCATAACGTTGGTGCTGCAACCTTTGGTAATAACTTAAGCGTCACTGGGACAATATCTGGTAACGGATCTGGTCTTACAAATGTTGGTTTGGCTGGAAACCTATTGGCTGAAAGTATAATCGGTTCTGTTAGCGGTTCTCAAATCAGCGCATCAAACGGTCTTTCTACAAGCGGCAACAATTTGGTTGTGCAAGTGAGTGGAACGGCATCTGGTCTTGTTTCTGAGACAAATGGTATTAAAATAGATTTAACTGGACTCGGAACGGTAGCGTACTCCGATAACGATCACATACTCATAAGTTCCTCCGCCGGTAACAAGAAGATGCAACTGGGAACCCTTGAATCAGGGTTCGACAGTCTTGCGGCAGGGCAAGTAACATCAGGGAGATTTGATACAGCTCGACTTCCCACAACTATCAGCGGGATTAGTTTCTTAACATCCTCCGTTATTTCTGCCTCGACCTTTCATGGAAACGGAGAGAACCTAACTGGTATTTCCGGAGCACCCACTCCCGGAGGGTCCAATACACAAGTTCAGTTTAATGATGATGGTGATCTCGCAGGTGATGCACAATTATTCTTCCTGACCGGATCAAACACATTGGCGACGACTGCGCTATCAGCATCAGGAGATCTTTCAGGATCCTCACTTCGTATTTTGAACTCTATTTTTACCGGAGGCAATACTTTCTTGGACAACAACGGAAATGTATTTGCATCAAGCATATCTGGTTCTGGAACAATTCATGTGGTTGGAAGCGCATCATTTGGTAATGATGTATCAATCACGGGTGCTTTCTATGGTGACGGTAGACAACTAACGGGGCTACCAATAGCCAACGCTGCTGCTAATGCTGTTGTAACAGTTAACAATGCAACAACTAAAACAGTAGATTCTAATTCAAACTTTACATACGATGGTTCGGATGCCGTCGTTACAAGTGGTGATGTAAAGGCAACAAACCTTTCGGCCTCCTCTGACCTTAAAGCAGGTGGTAATCTTGTAATTGGTGTCGCCGCTACAACTCTATCAGCAACCGAACTTGGTGTGCTTGATGGTGTAACAGCAGGAACAGCCGCCGCCAGCAAAGCGATGGTTCTTGATTCAAATGCAGATATAACAGGATTTAGAAAATTAATTTCTGCAACTAATGGCGCTTCTGTTCTGGAGATAACCTCTTCCGTAGGAAAAATCTCCATAGCAAGTGAGGCCATGGCTATCAGAAATGTAGCCAATACAGCAGTTTTCAATGTTGCTGTTACTGATGGAGATATAACTAGTGCTGGCTCTGTTCAAGCGGCTTCTCTTTCTGCCTCTGCCGACATTCAAGCCGGAGGACACATAACAGGCTCTGGGGACTTGGTTTTTGCTGGTCCAACGTCGAAAATACATTTTGATCCCGCAGGGTCCAGTGCTACCAACGGCCCCTTCATTTCAACGAGTAATCTCACTACTTTAATGATTGATGGTGATAGCATATTGAACATGCAAGCCGATACTAATATTAGATTGAGAGTTGCTGGTGGTAGCTCGGCAACACACGATATGAGAGTGGATATTACAGAAACACATTTCTCCTCAAGTGTTGACCTATCTTCCTCGGCGCTCCACTTTGCGGATAGCCCGTCAGCAGTGATTACATCCGGAGGGAATACTTTCCTTGATAATAACGGAAATATCTTCACCGGCGGTATAACCATGCAAGCTGACGCTGATGTAGCTCTCAACTTCAACAATAACCAAATCTCCGGCTCTGGTCACATTTCCGGTTCATCATTTTATTTTGAAGATTCAATAAACCTTAGTGGAAATCCAATCATAACCGGAGACGGAAACGCTTCTTTTGGACAATTGACCTGTTTTGTTGACGCCAAGGGCAGTACCAATCTTCCAACCGACAATAGTAGGGCAACATTTTATGTTGATGAATCAGCAAATAAATTCTTTGTTTATGTAAAATATTCTGGTGGAGCAGTGAAATCTGGCTCTATCGACCTCACATAAAGTACAATCTTCCTTTTCTCATTAAAAACACTATTTACTTGTGATAAACTATTTCTAGGAGAAACCTTAATGTCTTCAATGTTAGAACAAGCAATTGTTGATGCCGCCGCACTTCGCGACGCTGCTTTAAAAAATGCTGAACAGGCTATTATAGAAAAATACGCCCCACAAATAAAAGATGCCGTAGAGTCGTTACTTGAAGGAACGACGGGGGATCTTAGTGTTGGGTCTACTGTTCGAGAAATTTCAACGGGTGCTATTGGCACAATTAGAGAAATTGATGAAGATGGCGTACAAGTTGAAGGCCAAGACGGTGGTGTATTTCTTGCTGAAGCAGGAAACCTAGAAGAGACACAGTTAATTAATGAAGAAGAAATGAGTTTGGGCTCAAGTCCCCAACCAATGCAAGTTAATGCACCATTGGGCGCATCACCAGAAAGTATTGTAAATCCTAACGCTGAGGTCAGCGCAGAATTTGAATTTAACTTTAATCCGGGTGATTTCTTTGATCTCGACCTTGATCAAGTGGCTGCTGCCGCTGAAGAAAACCCCACCTCGGATGGTGAACAACAAGAAAGCACCGAAGACCTCCTTGATGACCTCGGAGCAGAAGAAGAAGGCGATGCATTAGGTGATCTAAATCTCACAGAGATGGTCGCTGAATTAGCCAAAACCCTCTTAGAAGAAGAGGAAGTGATCGAAGAAGAACTTGTTGTTGATATGGCCGCTGATAAATTGGGTTTTTTCACAACCAATGAAACAGAGGTTGGATACCAACAAGATCGTCAACTTGCTCAAATGGAAGATACCAAATACAAAGAAGAAAACGAAGCACTTCTTAAGAGAGTATCTGAACTTCAAGAATCCTTAGATAAAAGAACTGAGGATGCTACTAAACTTTTAGGAGTTGTTGAACAACTCAAAACTACGTTAGATGAAGTACTTGCCTCAAATGCAAGGCTTATATATTCTAATAAAACTTTAAGCGATGCCTCCCTGAATGAGCGACAAAAATCTAAAATTGTTGAAGCCATCGCTCAGGCAAAATCTGCTGAAGAAGCAAAAACTCTTCATGAGACTCTTACTGCTACAGTGGGTTCCTCTCAAAGTAAAGGACCACAATCACTGAGCGAGTCTGTAAACAGAAGATCTAACCTCTCAGCCATTATGCCTCGGCGCAAAGAAAAAGTGGTTAACGAGTCCATGTCCTTTGCTGACCGAATGAAAAAACTCGCTGGCATTAACTAATCATTTAATGGAGGTATTATAAAAATGTCTATTATACAAACTCTCACAGAAGGGATGGTCCAACGCGATATGCGTAAAGAAGGCGAAGCTCTTTTGAATAAGTGGGGCCAAACTGGTCTCCTTGAGGGTCTTACCGATGAGCGTGAACGTTCATCAATGGCCCGACTTTTGGAAAACCAAGCAAAAGAACTTCTTCGCGAAGCGTCTTCTATGACCGCTGGCGATGTTGACGGTTTTGCTGCTGTTGCTTTCCCTATCGTTCGTCGTGTATTCGCCGGACTTATTGCTAACGATCTTGTTAGCGTTCAACCAATGAGCCTTCCATCAGGTCTCATTTTCTTCCTTGACTTCTCGTTTGGTGACGAGCAGAACGGAAGAACCGCAAGCTCTCCTCGTATGGGTAACACCGCCGATGGTACTGCTTCTATTTATGGTGGTAATCAACTTGCTTCTGGTATCGCTGATGGCGTTAGCCTTGTTGGTGCGACCTACAAAGAAGACCTTTCCGGTCCTCGCACAACTGTTGGTTATGCTTACGCATCTCCATCTGGCTCTAACGATGGTAACATTACTCAAGCCCACATTACAGTTAACGCTGCTTTCTTGTGTAACGGTGCTGTAACTGATGCTAATGCTAAGTTCATTGAATTTGATGCTGATCTTCTTGCTAGCACTGATAGCTCTATTGGTGTTGTTGTGTTTGAGGTTGATGAAGCCGAAATGGCAAGTGCTAACGGTGTTGGCGAAATCGACTTCGACAACATGGGTGCTTTCCAAATCAGTTCTACTGCTCTTGCTACTCTTGATGCAGTTATCGATGCTGCTGGTGCTAACTTCAACGCTCAAATTCGTCGTTTAACACGTCGTGTTGCTGCTGCTGATTCTGGTACTGGTAACGCTGCTACTCGTTTTGTCTGTGTTATTGCTGGTGGTTCTTTGACCGCAGGTGATACTACTGTATCTTCTGGTACTGCTATCGGTACTGGTGAATTGAGTTATCCTGCTAAGGACCTCTTCACTGCTTCTGGTTCACCTGTTGGTGCTATTGATGGATACAGCATGCTTCTTGAAGGCAACGCTGCTATTCCAGAAATCGACATCAAAGTTGATTCAATCGCTATCACAGCCGAAACTAAAAAGTTGAAAGCCAAGTGGACTCCAGAATTGGGTCAAGACTTGAATGCTTACCACAACTTGGATGCTGAAGTAGAGCTTACTTCTATCCTCTCTGAGCAAATTGCTCTTGAGATCGATCGTGAAATCATCGCTGACCTCGTTATTGGTGCTACTGCTGCTACCTATTACTGGTCACGTTCTCCGGGTCTCTTTGTAAATCGTGAAACTGGTGCCGAACTTGGCGCAACTTCTGCTGTTCCTGATTTCACTGGTACTGTTTCTGAATGGTACGAGACCCTTATTGAAACCATTAACGATGTTTCTGCTCAAATTCACAGAAAGACACTTCGTGGTGGTGCTAACTTTGTTGTTTGCTCTCCAGCAGTTGCAAACATTCTTGAGTTCACCGCAGGTTTCCGTGCTAATGTTACCGCTGACGCTGATAAAGGCGAAATCGGTGCTGTTAAGGTTGGCTCACTTAACCGTAAATTCGACGTAATCGTTGATCCTTACTTCCCACAAGGACTCGTTCTTGTTGGTCGCCGTGGTTCTTCATTCCTCGAAAGCGGATATGTGTACGCTCCTTACGTGCCTCTCCAAGTAACACCTACCATCTTCGGTCCAGAGGACTTCGTTCCTCGTAAAGGCGTAATGACTCGTTACGCTAAGAAGATGGTTCGTCCAGATATGTACGGTGTTGTTATCATCCGTGGTCTCCTTGGTGAGTCTGGTTCCTAGATAGCACTTTAAGCAAAATGCTTTTTAAGCCCTCGGTCTTCGGATCGGGGGCTTTTTCTATTTTAATAAACTACTTACTATTGTTAGGGCAGTTAGCCCACGATATTATTCTATTAAGGAGAATTTAATTATGGCTAAAGTAGGAAGAGCGGCTTATATCGCAAGTCGTCAAAGAATTGAGACATTGGGAAATGGAACTAGTGCCGCCACTGCCAAAACAATCGCAAAAGCAGAAACTGGTGAACTTTATTTCATTGATCACAACCATGCTAGTGAACTATTGATTACACTACCACCAAAACAAGATGGCGCATATTTCAAATTTGTATTGAAGACTAATCTAACGGCTAATGGAACTATTAAGATTACCTCTTCCGAAGAAGTCGATGGCGATATGGTTGGTTCTGTTTTTGTACAGGTAACCGGTGGCTCAAATGCTGACTCTGCCGTGCAGCAAGATGATGATGCAGATCACCAACTTACGTTATCCGACGATGTTCATCAAGGTTCTTACTTGGAATGTTATTGCGACGGAACAACATGGATCATGACTGGTCATCTTAATGCTGATGCCGTTGGCGCAGCAGCGTTTGGAACTTGATAGAGGTAACTAATGGGTCGCAGATCTAAAAGAAAAAGGCTTTTACTAAAAAAACACAGACTCTTGGGGATTGAGTTAGATTCCCAAGAGGCTTCTCGTGTTGGGCTTGGTTATTTGCTCGAAGAACAAGAAGCAGCCAAAGCAGCGGAACAAGCAAAACTTGAAGCAGAAGCCAAAGCGAAAGCAGAAGCCAAAGCGAAAGCAGAAGCCAAAGCGAAAGCAGAAGCAGAGGCTAAAGCAAAGGCTGCCGCTGAAGCTAAAAAGAAAAAGGATGCTGAAGCCGCTGCAAAGAAGAAGGCGGCTGCTCAAGCGAAGAAGAAGACACCTGCTAGAAAGAAAGCAGCAGCAAAAAAGTCTGATAAATAATAACAGGAAACTTGCCCCTCTTCTAACTATTTACTATGATCGGAGGGTTCATGCATGTCATTTCCAACTTTAACACCAGCGTCTCAGACATCAGCAATCGTTCTTCCTGTAACAGGTACGCACAGTGATGTATTATCTTCATTACCCTTTAGTATTTATACATCAAGTGCTTTTATATCTGGTGCTGTGGATCAGGTTGCTTATACTTACCGTAAGCTTGGTGGGGATGTACTTGATCTTGAAATCAAGGCCGAAAATGTCTACGCCAACTACGAGGAAGCAGTTCTTGAGTATTCTTACCTCGTTAATTTACATCAAGCAAAAAATATTCTTGGTTCTTCCCTTGGAAACCCAACAGCATCGTTCAACCAAGACGGATCAATAACAGAGGGCCAATCTGGGTCTATCGAACTTAGATATCCTAAATTTAAATTCGATTACGCGGTTAAGATTGGACAACAGTTTTCAAACGAAGCTGGGTTCGGAGGTACTACTCCTATATACTCAGCGTCTTTCTATACAACCGCTAGTAAACAAGATTACGATTTGCAAGCGATTATTGCCTCAAACGCTGCGGCAGGTGGTGTTCCTTATGAAGATATAGACACCAACAAGAGGGTTCGAATCCGAGAGGTATTCTATGTCTCTCCTCGACAGATGTGGAGATTCTATGGATACTATGGTGGCCTTAATGTTGTGGGTAACCTCCAGACATATGGGCAGTATGCTGACGACTCAACTTGGCAGATAATTCCGGTGTGGCAGAACAAGCTTCAGGCCATGGCCTTTGAAGACCATTTATACACCAGAACTTCTCACTATTCGTATGAAATTATAAACAACAACCTTCGTTTGTATCCAGACCCCGATGCACAATCACCGAGTCAATTTTGGTTCAGATTCTCAATAAATGAGAACAGTTGGGATGATGAATATGATGATGGCCAATTGGGTGTAAACAATATGAATACACTTCCGTTTGAGAACATCCCATATAAAAACATCAATTCTATTGGTAAACAATGGATTCGCAGATTTGCACTTGCGCTTAGTAAAGAAACACTCGGACAGGTTCGTTCTAAATTTGGTAATAATGTTCCAATCCCCGGTGATAATGTAACACTTAATGGCTCCGACCTCATGTCTCAGGCCAAAGAGGAACAAAACGCGCTGCGTACAGAATTGAAAGAACAATTGGAAGCAATGACTTACGACAAACTTATCGAGACAGATAAAAACATTGTTAACAATACAAACGAAATACAGAGAAACATACCCACAGGCATTTTTGTAGGATAGAAAATGAAAATCAAAGTAAAACTAAAAGAGAACAAGCAACTCGTTCAAGAAATCACCGAAGAAGAATATGAATTTGTCGAGGAGGCATTGGAGATTCCTGTTGAGGATTTGCCTTATTCAAACATCTTTGGAAATAAATACCGAATCATTCGTGAGTTTGGAACTCTCAGCGATGGGAATCCTTTTGGAAAAATGATAAAGAGATTGGGTGAGTTCGGGTGGAACCTTGCAGAGCACGAGGGCGATAAAGCCATTGAACTATACAAAGAATACACATTGATAAAACCCAATCCTAAATACGGTCAAGACTCAATAGAAGGACAATACATTAGAAATCCTCAGTATGTAAAGATGACTCTCCAAAAGCTTATTCAGAAAATGAATGCCTTTGCTACAAAGGGTGTAACCTCAATGTTTGCAAAGAGGCAGAATGTCACTAAAAGAAACTATGAAGACCAAAATGCTTTAAGAGATAAACTTCGAGCCAAATCCCCAGATGGGACAATTAAAGGCGAACTGACAGATGAATACAAAGAGGGATTAGCAGCTCTTGATAAGAAATATGGGCTTCCAGCAAGAGCATTGGTCGCCAAAATGAGAACAGGGATTAATCTTTACTTTGGCCGCACTTCTGGAATGACTTATGAAGTACTAGCTATGAAGAATCGCTCACGAGTCGAGGACTTATTAGAGGACCTTGAAGAGTATTCTAAATTGATAAGCGACGAAAGGGAGATGTATCAAATACAATCTAACTTTGACAGACTTTTTGAGCCCACTTATGTGATCTACTCAAGACATCCAGTTGATGTGTTCCGTATGTCTGACTTCGTTCAGGTTCAATCATGCCACTCTCCACCCTCTAGAAAGGGAGACATGCGGGGTTTTGACGAGTATAACATTTGTGCTCTTGCCGAGGCTTATGCGAATGGTATGATTGCTTATGCTGTCCCAGCAAAATCATTTGAGGACGTGGATCTTGAGCCCACACAAGAGTCTCTTGATGAAATCGGTGAGGATGAATTGTTCTGGGATGAGGAAAGAGGGGAAGGCCAAGTTGAACCTGTTGCTCGTGTGAGGATTAGAAATGTTGCTTTTACAGACCGCGAGACAGGAGAAATAACACGGGTTGCCGTTCCAGACCAAAAGACTTATGGTAAGCCTCCTGCTAACTTTAACACTTATGTTCGCAACTTTGTTGCTGCCGCACAAAGACAAGAGATCAACCAGATCGCCAACTCCGATGCTGTTGATAGGTTTGATGATGGCGACATTAACATTCCGCTTGAAAACTTTGAAAGGTTTGGTGGAAGTTATGAAGATGGTGGAGCGGCTGTTAGAGACAACATGCCTCTCATGTTTGCGAGTGCTCTCAATATACCAGCAGCAAAGATAACAATGCCCGGCAATCTTACCTACGATCACACACTTCAGAGGGAGCTAAAAGACAGATTTCAAACAGGCTTGAGTCAAGAAGATCTAGACCAAATGGTTAATAGACAAGCTGCTGACTTAGGCGGTCCCGGTCGATATAAAGTAACCGCAACCGCATACTTGAGTGATGATTACCATCCAATCATGGACTCGATTGATGTTATAGCCTATGCTGTGCTTCCAATGACGGATGACGAACTTAGAGAAAACTACACCGACATCGCAGATATGTTTGAAGCACATAGTGATTCTTTTGCCGTTTGGTTTAATGACGATCAAATTTATCCTGATAATATAATTCCAATGTATTCTGGCCAAGGTCGCGGAGCCAAGCCTGTCCTTGAACTTGGTTTTCAAAATCTTCAATTCAACATGTCTGAGGCTGGTATGAATCTATACATTACGGATGAGGACAGTGCAAGAGAGATACTACAAACCATTGGCGACTCCCCTAGAAACGGCGGTTTTGGTTTTGATCTTTATACAGATCCTTATGTTGAGGATGGCTTTGATGCTATTGCTAAGAGCATTTTAGATGTATCTCAGTATGGTACAGGTGAAGAGTTCTTTCTCACCCGCCTCTTTAACAAACATCTGAACCCCGATAGGTCTATTGGAGATTGGCAACCCGTACAAGTTGAGCTTGAGTATCATGACTACACCAATGTGGAATACTATAAAGAGGCAGAGTTTGAAACCTACATAGAAATAGACACGGAGTGGATGCTGGAAGCAGGATTAACACCAGAACAAGTGGGCCTTTTTATCCTTGCTATAAACCAGCATGATCTAGTTAAGA